ATATAAGATTACGGAAGAAACCCGTGAGTTCGTCGGCATGAGCCTGTTCGATCTGGGGAGACAATCCTTGGAGATAGCCGGGCTTCCCTTTAAAGGGGAATCGAGAGCCAGAATCGCCTTGCGGGCTTTGCACACCACCAGCGATTTCCCGCTATTGTTGCAGGCAGTGGTCAACAAGACCTTGCGTGCCTCCTATGCTGAAGCCGAGCGCACTTTCCCGTTGTGGGCGCGGCAAGGCTCCGTCAGCGATTTCAAAGAGGTAACGCGCTTGCAGCTTTCCGAAGCGCCGGAACTCGATCCGTTGACGGAAACCGAAGAGTACAAATCCGGCACCTTCGGGGAAGCCGCTGAAAAACTGCGGGTGAAAAAGTACGGTAAGAAAGTCGGCATCAGTTGGGAAACCATCATTAATGACGATCTGGAAGCTTTTACCCGCATTCCGCAACTTTTCGCCAATGCCGCCGCCCGCAAGGAATCAGATGAAGTTTACGGCATCCTGACCGGCAACCCGGTGATGGCGGATGGCACGGCGATTTTCGATGCGTCGAAAGGAAACTTGACGAACGCACTGCTGGACGTGGACGGTTTGGGGGCGTGCTTCACATTAATGGCGACGCAAACCGGCTTCAACGCCAATGTCATTGCAGGCGTGGTGCCACGCTTCCTGATTGCACCCTTCGCCCTGCGGACAAAAATTTTGAAACTGCTGGGCTTTATTGCGCCGACAAAAGTGGCGGATGTCAACCCCTATCAAGGCTTTGAGCCGATTTTCGATGCGCGTCTCGACAAGCACAGCGCCAGCAACTTCTATATGGCCGCCGATAAGAATTCCATCGACACCGTTGAATACGTTTACCTGGAAGGCGAATCGACACCCTTCACGGACACCCAGGAGAAGTTCAACACCGACGGTATGGAATTCAAAATCCGCCATGTGTTCGGCGCGAAGTGCATCGACCGCAAGGGTCTGCTGAAATCCACCAATAACGCCTCGTAAGGCAGGTAAGGCCTTTACCATTTTCCGACAAAGGGTTGAGATATGAAAAACTATAAGCATCATGGCGATACCGTCACCGTCACGGCAGGCGGAACCATTGCCAGCGGCGCGGTGGTGGTGGCGGGCGGCTTCATCGGCATCGCCAACATTTCCGCCGTGCTGAACGACGTTTTGCCGATCAGCATCCGGGGGGTATTCGAGCTGACCAAGCTGACCACGGATGTGGTAGCCATCGGCGATAAGCTTTACTGGGACGCAGGCAACAGCCGCGTCACGCTGTCTTCCGCCGGGAACCGCTTCATCGGCATCGCCACGACGGCGGCGGGCAACACCGCCACCGTGGTCAGCGTGCTGCTTTCCCCCGGCCTTGCAGGCAACAGCGAGAAGCTGACAGTGACCGCCAACTTGGCGGACGTTTCCGCACCAAGCACGGCTTACGCCGTCTCTCCCATCGCCGGGAAAATCACCCGCATCTACAGCGTTCTGGGCGGTGCGATCACCACTGCCGATTCCACCGTGCTTGCTAAAATCAACGGCACGAACATCACCGGCGGTTCCTTGACGATCACGGCTGCGGGTTCCGCCGCCGGGGACGTTGATATCGCCACGCCGACGGCGCTCAACACCGTGGCCGCCGGCGATGTGATCACCTTTGTTTCGGACGGCGCCAGCAGCACGACGGCGCCGATCACCTTTGTGGCGCTGATCGAGGCGGTAGCCTGATGCCGCACTGGCCCGACCTTGTTGATGGCGTGTTGGGGGCTTGCCTGTCCACGATGGGCGAGCCTTTCACGTTTCAGCCCGTGAACGGGCAAGCAGGCAGCAAATACGGTATTTTCCGCGACGCCTACACCGGCGTTGACACGGACGGGGTGAGCATCGCCACCGTCGAGCCTACCATCGGCGTGCGCTTAAGCGATTTCAGCCAAGCGCCGCGCCGGATGGATATCTGCATTATTCGCGGTGTCACCTACCGCGTGCTGCGTTCCGAACCGGACGGCGACGGCGGTTCCATGCTGTATCTCGAAAAGACAGGAGTGAGCTGATGCCGACAAGCCAGCGCAACATCATCAAGAACCGTCTGGCCGCCCTGCTTTCGGGACAGACAGACGCCGGGGCGAGGGTTTACACGAACTTCGCCAAATCCTTGGAGGATGAACACGACCTGCCCGCCATCGTGGTGCGCTCCACCGGAGAAAGAGCCAGCATCGTGCTGAAAGCGCCGCGCGAATATGAGCGGGTTCTTTCAGTGGAGATCGTGTGCATGGCGCGGGCCACCGACGACACCGACGACAAGCTGGACGCGCTGGCGCAGCAGGTAGAGGATGTTCTTTTCTACAATGAGACTTTGCCCGACACGAACGGCGAATCGCAGGCGGTGGATGTAGCCTATACCGGCGCAACCATGCAGATCGACATAGGCAGGACAGAAATCGGCGGCATCGTTCTGAACTTCGATGTCACCTATATCACCCGCATCGATCCGATCACGGCAGACCTGGAAACCGTTGCGTATCAGATGAGAGCCGACGGCACAGACAAGGTGCTGTTCAGTGAAGAAATTTCTATGCCGCAGACTTGACAGGGGCTATAGTGCAGACATGATTACACGCATCACCATCCGCCCGGCAGAAGGTCTTCAGTTTCGTGACGAAACCGGCTTTCCGGTGCCGCCCGAAGGCAAGAACGTTGTTTTGAACACTTTCTGGCAGCGCCGTCTGAACGAAGGCGCCGTGGTGATTGTTGAGGACGCACCCGCGCCTGAGAAAGCGAAGGCGGTGGAAAGCGATGACACCGAACAGGCCGGCAAGAGGAAATAATCATGGCTATCAGCTTCAACCAGATTCCCGCCAGCGTGCGCCTGCCGTGGGTGTATGTGGAATTTGACGGCACGAAAGCCGTCAGCGGTTCCGCCGTGCAGCCTTACAAGGTGCTTCTGGTGGGCTGCAAAACCACGGCAGGCAGTCAGGCGCTGGAAACACCTGCCCGCATCACCAGCCCAGCGCAGGCAAAAAACCTGTTCGGCACGGGTTCCATTCTGCACGGAATGGCACAACGGTACTTTCAGCAGAACGACAGCATTGAAACATGGGCTGTGGCTGTCGCCGAGCCGGGCGCTGGCGTGGCTGCCACCGGCACCGTGGTGATCGGTGGTACCGCCAGTGTTTCCGGCACCATCAACCTGTATATTGCGGGCCGGCGCGTGCAGATTCCCGTGACGGCGGGCGATGCGACAACCGCGATCGCCACGGCGGCTTCGGCCGCCATCAACGCTGTGACCGATATGCCCGTGGTTGCCACGGTTTCCAGCAGCACCGTTACTCTGACCGCCCGGCATAAAGGTGTTTACGGCAACGAGATAGACATTCGCCTGAACGTTTACGGTGAATCCCTGCCCGGCACGATCACGGCAACCATTACGGCAATGGCAAGCGGTTCCGGTGCGCCGACGCTGACGACGCTTTTTGCCGCGCTGGGCGAAACCCATTACAACCTGTGGGCATGGCCTTTCACTGACAGCGCCAGCCTGGTCGCCCTGGAAACGGAATTGCCCGCCCGCAGCGGCCCGTTGAAGCAAATAGATTCAGTGGCTTTCATTGCCAAGTCCGACACTTATGCCAACATGGCGACGTTCGGCGCGGCACGAAACAGCGAATTCGTGTGCTGCGCCGCCACACAGAAATCACCGACGCCAACCTATGAGTATGCTGCCGCCATTGTAGGGCAGGTGGCGCTGGCTGCTCAAATCGACCCAGCTCTTCCTTTCCGCACTCTGCCGCTATACGGCGTTATCCCGCCCAAACAGACGGATCGCTACACCTCCAGCGAGCGCAATCTGCTGCTATACGACGGCATCAGCGCACTGTCGGTTGATGCCGGCGGCGTGGTGAGGATTGAATACCTCATCACTATGTATCAGACAAACCCACTGGGTGCGGAGGATGTGGCTTACCTTTCGCTTAATACCATTCTCACGCTTTCCTATCTGCGGTATGACTTTCGCAACACCTTCCTGACGAAATACGGCCGTCATAAGCTGGCAAACGACGGTATTCGTATCGGCGAGGGGCAAAAAATTCTTACGCCCAAGCTGGCCAAGTCGGAAATTGTCGCTATGTTCACCCGTTGGGAAGAACGGGGGCTTGTGGAGAATTCCGAAAAGTTCAAGGAAAACCTCATTGTTGAGCGGAACACGCAAGACGTGAACCGCCTTGACTGCCTGCTGCCGCCGGATCTGGTGAACCAGCTTCTGGTGGTTGGCGCACAAATTCAATTCCGTTTGCAAGAACAATAAGCGAGTAGGGTGCTATGGCTCAAAACCGCGTCGCCGGGCTGATATTCATTAAAGTTAACGGCCAGCAATATGATGCCGTGGGTAATTTCGAGTATAACCTGGGCATTCCCATGCGCGAGGCGATGGTTGGGGCCAGCGGAACCGACGGGTTTAAGGAAACACCGCAAACCGCCTTTATCGAAGGCGAAATCAGGGACAGGCGGACGCTGGATGTGGCGGCCCTTTGCCGCATGGATTACGCCACCGTCACCATTGAACTGGCAAATGAAAAAGTTATCGTGCTTAATGAAGCATGGTTTGCGGGCGACGGCAATATCAGCACCGAAGAAGCGATCATCAAAGTTCGCTTCGAGTCAAGATTCCAAGCGCAGGAGATTCGTTGATGACCACAACCACGTACACGTTGCAATACCCGGTTCAATTCAATGACACCACGGTAACGGCTGTTGAAATTCGTCGTCCCAAGGGCCGGGACATGAAGGGCATTAAAGATATTGAGAGCTTAGAGGGCAGTATGCTGCTGTACGCCAGGCTGACCGGACAACCGATGCACGTCATCGAAGAGATGGATATGTGGGATCTGACCGCCATCAGCAAGGTGGCGCAGGGTTTTTTGCCGATTGGCCAGAAAACTGGCGAGAGTGCTTTGAACTCTTAGCGGGCAGACCTTTCTACATCGCGCCGCCTGATTTATGGGAGATGGACGCGGAAGAACTGGCTTTCTGGATTGAACGCGCCGAAAGCCGGATGCGAAAAGAAAGCGGCAAGTAATGGCGGCGCAGTATCCTTTAAAAATCATCATCAGCGCGGTCGATCAACTGACAAAGCCGCTGGCCCAGGCAATGGGGCAGGTGAACAAATTCGGCAAGCAGTTACAGGGCATGGGTCAGGCTTTGAGCTTTACCCTGTCTGCACCGACGGCCTTTGTAGGGCGTTCCATCCTTAAGACTGCCGTGGATTTCGAGGCGGCCATGCGGGATGTGCAGGGCTATGCCGATGCCGCCGCTCAAGACATGACAGCGTTGCGGCAGGCGGCTCTCGATATGTCTGCCGGCGGCAAGGCCGCGCCCTTGGAAATTGCCGAAGGCATGATCAGCCTGGGCAAGCAGGGCAAGAAAACCGCAGAGATATTAATGATGATGCCGCCGGTGCTGGATGCCTCTCTTGCCGCAGGGGAGAGCTTCGGCGAGACGATGAACATCGTTACCGGCGCATTGAATGCCTTTGGACTGGCTGCCAATAGGACACAAGAGACCGTCGATATCCTGGGCTTCGTGGCCAACAGCACCAAGGCTGACATACCGCTGATGGGCGAATCTTTAAAGAACGTCGCGTCTGTCGCCAAGCTTGCTAACGTTGATTTCAGGACGGTTGCCGCTGCTCTGGGTATTTTATCCCAAAACAATATCGAGGCTGAAAAAGCAGGAACCGGGTTAAAGATAGCCTTCAACCGCCTGATGAACCCGTTGGAGGAAGCACGCACGGGAATGCAGCTTCTGAACCTGCCTTTCCGCCAGCTTAGTTTGTCTCAAAACGACTTCATTCCTGTTCTTAATAAAATCGGCGATGCTTATGATCGGCTGAAGGCGAAGAACCCCATCGCCGCCGATGTCGCTATCGGCAAGCTGTTCGGCAGCGAGGCGGCCAGTTCCATTCTGGTGCTGCTGCAACAGCGCAAGGCTTTCGCCGAATTGGACGAAGCCGCGCAAAACGCTTCAGGCAGTATCGCCAAACTCGCCAACATGAAACTGGGCGGCGCTTCCGGGGCCATCAAGGAGCTGAAGGCGAACTGGGAAATTTTCAAGATCACGCTGGCGGATTCCGGCCTGCTTTATGCCTTCACCGAACTCACGAAGCAGATGACGGCCTGGGTGAAAGCCATGAACGCCGCCAGCCCGCGCACGCTGTGGATGGCGACGGTGCTGGCCGGGCTTGTGGTGGTGCTGGGGCCACTGACCTTGGTGCTGGGCGGTGTCCTGACAGTGTTCAGCACGGGTATCGGCATTCTGATGCGATTCGGCGGCGCGCTGAAATGGCTGGTGAGTGTCCTGTATCGGCAGGTGATCGTCTCGTTCGGTTCCTGGATGATGCAGATAGCCCGCTTCAGCCTGGGCGTGATCATGAGAGCCGTCAGCGGAATCATTATCCTTCTGCGCGGTGCGTTTGTAATCGCCATTCGCACTGCCATCGGATGGATAGCGGCATTCGGCGCGGCATTCTTTTCCTTGCCTGTGGTGGGACAAATAGCCCTGATCGTGGCTGCTGTCGTCGGTGCGGCTTACATGATTTATCGCCATTGGAGCGGCATCAAGGTTTTCTTCCGAAACCTGTGGGCATCGGTGCAGGACAGCACAAGGCAGTTCATTGACTGGTTTGTGGGCGCCTGGAACGACGTGCTGGCGGTGTTCAGCCGCATCGGTGACAAGATCAGCGGCATTTACAAGGGCATTATCGATTTGCCCAAGAACAACGTCCTGACGCGCGGCTGGGACAAGGTGACGAATTTCGGCGAAGGCGCGATGAGAGTGGGGCAGGTGCAGGCGATGTACCCGCCTGCCACGCAGAACATTGACGACATGATTCAGCGTTTCTACGGCGCCCTGCCGGCCATGAAGCCCGCCGAAGCCAAGGTGACGGTAAACTTCGAGAACGCCCCGCCGGGGATGCGGACGAAGGTGGCGCCCGGCAGCACGGCCAGGGTTGACCTGTCGCAGGGTGTGGCGATGGGGGGCGCGTGGTAGGGCATGGCCTGGCGTGACCAATTACGATCAGCATCCTTCAGGGGTAGGAAGTTCTTCATCAGCGGCGGCGAGAACGAAGGCGGGCGGCGGCTGGCAAGCCATGAATACCCGCTGCGTGACGAGCCTTACACCGAAGACATGGGGCGGCGGATTCGCCGTTTCACCCTGGAAGCCTATGTGCTGGGGCAAGATTATTTCGCCGCCCGCAATGCGCTGCTGAAAGCCTGCGAGCAGGAAGGCGCCGGCGAGCTGGTTCATCCCTACCTCGGCACGTTGCAGGTGCATTGCGAGGCGTACCGGATGCGGGAAAGCAGCGATGAAGGCGGCATGGCCCGCTTCTCCCTGACTTTCGTGGAAAAAGGCGAGCAACGCTTTCCTTCGGCTGTCGCCTCCGCCGCCCGGCAGATAAGCAGGAAGGCCATTTCACTTTCCGATATCGCCCTGGCGGCGTTCATCCGGCGGATTGTGACCGGCGGAATGCCGGAGTTCGTGCGCGCGGCGTTGCGCCTGGCGCTGGGCGACCTGGCGGACGTGCTGCTGTCACTGATGAACAACGGACGCCTGCAATACACCCGCGACAAGGCAGGCATCAACAGGGCGGTGAATTACCGCGCCGCCGTCACCGCGCTGCCGTCGCTGACGACGAACCCCACACTGCTGGCGCAGTCCCTGGCGACAACGATGGCCGACATCCGCGCCCTGTCGGCAACCCCGGCGCAGGCGGCCACCAGCCTTGCCTTCGTGGCGGACAGTTTCCGCGTGACCACCAGAGAAGCCACCACCAGCCAGATTGTTATTGAAAATGCGAACAAAACGGCGCTCAAGCGGTATGTCGATATCCTGGCGGTTGCGAATCAGGCGGTTGCTGCACAAGCGTCTGCCTACGAAACACTGGAAGCGGCGCTGACGGCCAGGCAAGACCTGTATGACCGCCTGGACGACCTTTGCGATACCGACAACGATGACGAGTACGGCGCGCTGATGACGCTTCGCACCGAAACGGTGAACGCCATCCCCGACCCGGCGGTGAGCCTGCCGCGCCTTCGCAGTGTCACCATTGCCACGCCCTTGCCGGCGCTGGTGCTGGCGTATCGGCTGTATGGGGCGATCGATATGGCCGACGATATCGTTGCCCGCAATCGGCAGCGCCATCCGGGCTTTCTTCAGGCGGGTAGGCCCTTGGAGGTGCTGACCGATGCCTGATATCGTGCTGCTGGTGGACGGTGTGGAGTATTCCGGCTGGAAAAGCGTGGAAGTGCGCCGCGACATCGAACGGCTGGCGGCAACCTTTTACCTGGAAGTGACCAGAAAGGAACCGTTCCCGATTGCAATGGCGAGCGCCTGCGAATTGTTTCTGGACGGCGAGAAGGTGATCAGCGGCTATGTGGACGCGGCGCAATTCGCCATCAGCAGCGACGCGCACACGGTTGCCGTCGGCGGGCGCGACAAGACCGGCGATCTGGTGGACTGCACCGCCATGAACGACGCCCAGGAATTCACCGATATCGGCTTTGCGGCGCTGATCGGGAAAATCGTCTCACCCTTCGGCATCGGCGCGCAAGTAAAGGTGGAGGCGGAAAAGTTCGGACGCTTTTCCTTGCAGCAGGAAACCGCCTGGGAGGCGATAGAGCGAGCCTGCCGTCTGCGCGGCTGCTTCGCCAACACCACCGCCGAGGGCGATATCATCATTGAGCCGTTCGCCGAAAGAACCGCCGACGTGAGCCTGACGCTGGGGGAGAATGTAAAGGAGGCAACCGCCGAATACGATTACGCCGGGCGCTACAGCGACTACATCGCACGCGGCCAGCAGGCAGGCACGGACTTCATCTTCGGCGAGGCCGCGGCGGCTCCTTCGGGCAAGGCGCGGGATCTGAAGGTTAAGCGCTATCGCCCGCTGGTGGTGCTGGCGGAGGGACAAGTTTCCATTGCCGTCGCCAAGGAGCGGGCGCAATGGGAAGCTGCCGTGCGCGCGGCGCGCAGCGTGAGCATCAACGTGACCGTGCAGGGCTGGCGGCAGAAGCCGGGCGGCAGGCTGTGGCGCATCAACGAGCTGGTGCGCTGCGACCTGTCGGCAGTGAACATCAACGAAGAGATGCTGATCAAGGATGTTTCCTTCCGGGTGGATGACAGCGGCGGCACGGTGACAACGCTGGGGTTGACCCGCCCCGATGCTTATCAACGCCAGCCCGATTTGCAGGAAGAGCCTGCCGGCATGGATTTTTGGTTTTTATGATGAATCTGCGTTCCCTTCAAAAAATGATGCAGCCGCTGCACCAGCGAATCATGATGGCGGTGGGACGCGGCGTGGTGCGGCTGGTTGATGACTCCCTGAAAATGCAGGCCATGCAGGTGACGCTGATGGAGGGCGAGACGCGGGCCACGGTGGAACGGTTTCAGAATTACGGTTTCACCAGCCATCCCCAGCCGGGCGCGGAGTGCATCGGCCTGGCGATAGGCGGCAACCGTGACCACTGCGTGATCATTGCCGTGGATGATCGGCGCTTCCGCTTGAAATCCCTGGCGCCGGGCGAAGTTGCCCTTTACACCGATGAAGGCGATGTCATCCATTTGAAGCGGGGACGCACCATCGAGGTGACAACGCAGACATTCCTGGTGAAAGCAGGAACCAAGGTGCGGTTCGAGACGCCGACGCTGGAATGCACCGGCGATATCGTTGACCAGGCGGGCGGCAATGCCCGGACGATGGCGGGAATGCGCGGCGTGTTCAATGCCCACACCCACCCGGAGAATGGCGGCACCACCTCACCCACCTTGACAGGGATGTAAAGCTGATGGACGCGGCATTGACGTGGAAGGATTACGGCGCCGACATTCGCGTGCAGGCGAACGATCTGGTATCAGACGCCGGCCTGCCCGCCGCCGTGATCGTCAGCCTGTTCACTGACCGCCGCGCGCCCGACGATGCGGCCCTGCCCTACGGCGACACCGACCGGCGCGGGCATTGGACGGACACTGCCACGGCATCCGTCGGCAGCCTGCTGTGGCTGCTGTCGCGTGAGAAAACCCTGCCGGAGACGGCGGAACGGGCGCGGGAGTATTGCGAAACGGCTTTGCAATGGCTGATCGAGGACGGCATCGCCGTGGATGTGGACGTGACGACGGCCTTGGTGCGGCCTTACGGCTTGCAGATTCGGATTGCTATTTACCGGGGCGCTTCGCGCGAGTATGCCTATTTATGGGAAGACCTTGCACAGAAAGAAACCGTGGTGTGGCGTGACACCAGCATAGACCTGATTTTCGTGGATTAAACAATGCCCTTCAACCGTCCGACCTTGCAGGAAATCAGAGACCGCGTGCGGGCGGATGTGGAGGCGCGGCTTGGCACCAGCAAGCTGTTGCGGCAATCCTTTCTGGGCATTCTGGCCGATGCCCTGGCAGGAGCGGTGCATAGCAACCACGGTTACATCGAATGGGCGGCGCGGCAGGCTTTCGTGGATCAGGCCGATGCCGAATTCCTCGACCGCTGGGGTTCCATTTGGGGAGTGAGCCGCCGCGCGGCCTCCTATGCCGCCGGCAACGTAACCTTTGCGGGGGCGAACGGTTCCGTCATTCCCGCCGGGACGCGCCTGCAACGGGCCGACGAAGCGGAGTATGCGACGAACGCCGACGCCACGATCAGCAGCGGCACGGCAACGGCTGCCGTGACCGCCATCGACGCCGGGCTTGCCGGCAATACGCAAGCCGGGGTGAGCCTGCAACTGTCCAGCCCCATCGCCGGGGTGACGACAAACGCCACCGTTGCCGCCGGCGGGCTGACGAACGGCCTGGACGTGGAAGGGGATGACCTGTACCGCGAGCGTATTCTGGGGCGGATTCAGGAACCGCCTCACGGCGGCGCGTCTTTCGATTATGTGGCCTGGGCGCTGGAGATCAGCGGCGTGACGCGCGCCTGGGTTTACCCCAACAACACCGGCCCCGGCACCGTGGGCGTGACCTTCGTGACCGACGACGACCCCGGCGGCATCATCCCCGACAGTGACAAGGTGGACGAGGTGCAGGCGTATATCGACGCCCGCCGCCCAGTGACGGCCGACGTGACGGTGTTCGCGCCGGTGGCTGTGGCGCTGAACTTCACCATCGACTTAAGCCCCGATACCGCCGTTGTCCGCGCGGCGGTGGAGGCTTCCTTGCGTGACCTGATCCGCCGTGAAGCCCAGCCGGGCGGCACCATTTACTTAAGCCAGATCCGTGAAGCCATCAGCATCGCCGCTGGGGAAACCGACCATACCCTGACCAGCCCTAACGCCAATGTGACGCGCACTGCTGGGCAGATCACCACCTTCGGGACGATCACATGGACGTAAGCGATTACAAGCAGGAGCTGTACGCCCTTCTGCCGCAGGGTTTGGCCTGGACGCGCGAGCCTGACAGCACCCTGGACAAGCTGTTGACCGCCTTTGCGGAGGAACTGGCGCGGGTGGACGGGCGCGTGCAGGACTATTTGCGCGAGATATACCCGCTGAACGCGGTGGAGTTGCTGACGGACTGGGAGGCGGAAGCCGGGCTGCCCAATCCTTGTTCGGGACTAGGTGAAACAACCTTGATTCGTCAACAGCAAATTTTGCAGCAGGTTGCCGCCACCGGCGGACAATCGCGGGCTTACTATATTGAGACAGCCCAAAGACTGGGCTTTAAAATCACGATTCGGGAATATGATCCTTCGTATGCCGATGTCATGGGGGCCGACCAGCCATTGATCGGGGAGGAATGGCAATTCGCCTGGCAGGTTCAGGCCCCTACTCAATCGATCACCTATTTCGAGGCAGACCGAAGCGGCGCTGACGAGCCACTGGCTTACTGGGGAAACACGCTGCTGGAATGCGTGATCGAGCGACTGAAGCCGGCCCATACAGTCGTAATTTTCTCTTACGGCTACGAATGGGTGGTACCGGAAATATCATTGCTGCCGCCTGTGGCCGTCCTTTCGACGCGGCAGGTGAACAGCGACGCGCCGGCTGCCATGCGCGTGCGCCGCTCCAGCGACAACAAGCAGCAGGACATCGGCTTCGTGGGCCGTGACCTGGACACCGCCGCCTTGCTGGCTTTCGTCGGCGCCGGTGACGGCTTTGTGGTGAAGTGGTACGATCAATCCGGCAACGAGAACCATTTCACCAACATCGCCAACAGCCAGCAGCCGCAGGTGGTGGCCTCCGGCGTTCTCATTACCGGCATCAACGGCAAGCTTGCCCTGCGCTTCGACGGTGTGAGCGACAACCTGGCGCGGACGATGACGCAGCCCGTTCCCTGTTCCGCCTTCATCCACATGAAAGTGCTGACCCTGCCCGCACAAAGGCTGGCGATTGCCGCCGACGCGAACGGGCCGTATGTGAACCAGCTTTTCTTCGATTTGTTCGGCAGCCCGCAACGCTCCGCGATCGCCAACAGCAGCAGCATCGCCTACACGCACAGCCTGTTGAACAGGTGGGAGTATCATAGCTGCTTCTGGCGCGGCGCTGGTTCACAGTATTACGTGCAAGGCGAGCTGCGCGGCACCGCCAACTTCGGCAGCACGGCCAGTACCAACCGGGGCATCGGCGGCTATCCCGGCGCCACGCAATGCTTGAATTGTGAAATCAGTGAAGTCATCCTATGGAACGGCGACGCCGGTTCCATCAGGCAGAAAGTGGAAGAGAACGCCGCCGTTTACTTCGGCGCCAGTTAGGAGAGAGACATGAGACGCATTGCAGGCACCGGCGCAACGGTGGACAACAAATTCACCGGCGGCAACCCCGTTACCGGAACGCCTTTTACCGTTGTGACATCAGACTGGCTGAACATCGTTCAGGAAACCATCTGCCATGTCATCACCACGGCGGGCATCACGATCGATCAGTCGAACCCCTACCCGGACAACGACCTGACGCAGCTTACCGACGCCATCCTGGCGCTGGCGGTGCCTGCCGCCCTCAGCATCACGAACGCCATGCTGGCCGATGCCTCGGTGAACGCCACCAAGATTCAAGACCTGGCGGTGACGACGGCTAAAATCGCCGCCCAGGCGGTGACAAGCGCCAAGCTGGCCGACGGTTCCGTTGTGACCGACCGACTGGCCGCCGGCGCGGTGACAAGCGCCAAGCTGGCGAACAACGCGGTGGATTCCCAGGTGAACGCCTACCTTGCCACGGAATTCATCATCAACAACACGCGCTATCAGTTCAACGGCCTGAACACCGGCTGCGCCTTGCAGTTCTGGGTGGGCAGCACGACATGGAACAGCGCCGGCGCGGAATCGGACTTGCGGATTGCGCCGTTTTCCGGCTCCACTACCAAGACACGCGGCGCGCGCATTCATATGCACGGCTATTCGGATGTGACCAACACTTCCGACTGGCATATGCGGATCGACGGCGCCACGGGAACGAACTTCGGTTCTTTCGCCTGGTGGGCGCGCACCGGCACCGGCGGTTATGCCCGGCAGTATCTGATGGACGCCACTTCCTTCTTCCCGGAGGCCGACGACGCGCGGGACTTGGGCCTGGTGACGAACCGCTGGGATGACGTGTACGCCACGAACGCCACCATTCAGACTTCCGATGAAACCGAGAAGCAGGACATCGAGGATCTGGGGTTGAACTGGCCTTTGATGCACGCCATCAAAGCCAAGAGCTTCCGCCGCGTGAACGGCGATTCCGGCCGCCTGCACGCCGGATTTGTGGCCCAGCAGGTAGCCGGCGCTTTGGAGCAGGTGGGCATCGACACTGCCGATTACGCCGCGCTGGTCAAGACCGAATGGCAGACGCCTTCATCGGTGCTGGACGCCGACGGCAACCCGATGGGCTTTACCACGCATGAGCGCTGGGGGATGCGCTATGAAGAGCAGTACGCGCAGCTTTGGCCCCATGTGTGCGACCTTGACACGCGACTTTCCGCCCAGCAGGCGGTGATCGACAGCCTGACCGCGCAGGTGGCGACACTGACCGCCGCCGTGGCCGCCTTGCAGCAGGGGTAAGCGCCGATGACCTATGCAACGGATGAGCTGGCGCGGAAGGTGATCGGCAGCATTGTCGCCATTGCGGTGGCGGTGGTGGGGTATCAGGCCACGCGGATATCGAGTGGCATTGACTCGATGGTGTCGGACGTGTCGGGCATCAAGGTGACGCTGGAGAACCAGACGGGACTACTCGAACAGCAACGGGGGCTGATCGCGGCTTTGCAGGCCGCCGATACGGCATCTCTTGCAGATCGCGCAGAAATGCGGCAACGTATCAATCAGTTGGAAAAAACCTGCGAGAAGCTGGAAGACAGCCTGCTTCGCCTTGAAGGAAAGATGTGATGACCGTTTACCCTGCCGCCTTCCAGAAGGCGATGGAAATTCTGCTGAAGCATGAAGGCGAGAAATTCACGAACGACCCTGCCGATTCTGGCGGCGCCACGAAATTCGGCATCACGCTTCGCACCTATCGGAACGACGCCGATCCAGGCGCGACTATCGATACCATACGCAATCTGACACGCGATCAGGCGATCGCGTATTATTACAAACACTGGTGGCAGCGCGGGCCTTATGACGAAATCGCCACCCCCGACATTACGGTGAAGCTGTTCAACATAGCGGTGAACGTGGGGCAGAAGCGGGCGAACGTTCTATGCCAGCGGGCGCTGCGGGCGTGCGGTATTGCTATTGCGGAAGACGGCATCATCGGCATGAACACCATCTCGGCGCTGCGGGTGATCACGCCGTCTTTCTGGCTGGCGGCGTTTCGGGCGGAGACGGCAGGGCATTACCGGCTGCTGGCGGAGACGCGCCCGAAAGATGAACGCTTTCTGAACGGCTGGCTGACGAGGGCCTATTCATGATTCTGCTGAACCCGGTGCTGCTGAAAGGTTTTTCACGGCTGCTGGGCGCGGCGGGCATTGCCGTGGCGCCGGGAGATATGGAATCCATCGTCATCACGGTTTTTATCGTCGTGGCACTTGTGGAAATCTTTATTGAGTATATCGCCGGGAGAAAATCCAAGGTAGAAGTCAAGGAATCGCTCAAGGCTTACGAGGCCATGTTAGACGACATTAAAATTAACAAACCGAAAGGAACAGACATGAATCTTGAAAACATTAACAAAGCCCTCGACACGGGCGTGCGCGCCGTAGACATTGCGGAAGAAGTTATTGCCCTGCTGGCGCGTCGGGGTCAGGTTGTGGATCTGGACGCGCCGGCAAAGCCCGTGCAGACGCCGGAACAGCGGCTGGATGATTTGCGGGTGGAGGTTCTGCAAACCTTGATCGCGCTGGGCGACGACCAAGACCTGTATACGTCCAGGGCGTTCATCAGCGCCGGCTTCGGCTATGCCGAGTTGTATCTGAATTCAGTGAAAAACCCTGTGCCGACGGAATGAAAGGCATCACGGAAAGTTTCATCGTGATGATCGTGGGGGTGGCGGGCCTCGCCGCCCTCAAGGTGCTTTTCCTGCACCCATGAAAAAGCCCCGCGCTGTTTCCGGCGCGGGGCAAGTCCAGTCCCATAACAATCAGCGTCATTTATACTGACGCTCCCGTTCCAGGGCAAGCAGGATTCTATCCGCTTCCTGCGGCGCGGCGCTTCCCGCCAGAACGGCATATTCGAGGCAAAGCACATGATCCGGCGCTTGCGGCGCTTTCTCCGGTGCATCGTTATTATATTGATGCTGAATGCACTTCTCGTATTGCTGTGGTTCCTGTGAGGTGAGGAACCGCTGCGGCGTGGCATCAGCGCAGGCGGACAGGGTGATGAGAATCGCCGCCAGGATGAGGTGTTTCATTTCACTTACTCCTTCCCGCGGAACTGTTTCGTTTGTTCCGTCTTGATTTTGACCGGCGCGGTTGCGATAGAAACCGCCGTGTAAAGAATACTGCATACCAGCAGCATGATTGACAGAAATATTATGACTACCCCCGTAGTGGTGGCGAACATTATTGTGGTCGGTTCCATTTTTAATTACTCCTTGGTATGGTTAAAATCATTTCGTCGCCGTGGGTGCTGAACCCGTCGGCATGGTCTGGCGCGGCAACATCCTGAACGTTACGCTTATTGCCCGCCAGGGCGGTGAAATCGACGCAGACATAAAAAGCCAGCGTGATCATGAGGACGTTCAGCAGCGTCCCTAGCCAGTCCCTGCCAAGCCAGCAGGCGACGTAGGCGGTGAAGAGGGTGAGGACGTAAATCATTCGTCTCTCATCACCAGCGGCTTCAGCTCACGGCTTACATCTTTTAGTTTTGGGTGTGGCCTTGCGGCGAATTCCCTTTCCAATTCCGCCAAGCGTTCTTGATAGAATTTTTGACGTAGACTTTCAGCTTCTTGAGTCTGCTTTTCGTCTGCGTAAGGCTTTCGTGGTGTTTTGGTCATGTTTTTCTTCCGTTAATGTTGACGTAGGCGGTTGTGATTAAAATAAGTGTCGTTATGATTCCTCGTTTGTTATTGAGAAAATAGTAATAATCACATTAAGAACCATTAGTGCCGCCAATGGATACAAGTCATAGCGCATTGCTATGCCTGCCCATGATGAACACAGCGCGAGAAGCATATAAAGAATGGATTTTCTAAACATTTATTCAGTCTTTCTATTTGCTCGCAAGATTGATGTTTTTGTACTTCGCCCACCGCGCCCACACCTTTTCGGCGTAGCGGTTGCGCGGTGCCATTGTGCAGGAGTTGTAGCACTGGACGGCTCTCCACCAGCTCCCGTGCTTCTCCTTGAGCGCCACCAGATAGCGGGCGGCGTAGTCGGCATTTAGCCGTGCGTCGAAGGCATCACGCTTGCGTTTGAAGGCGTTTGCGTGCCAGCGGCTGTTGATTTGCAGACATCCCCTATCAACGCTACGATCAGCGGCATTCACATTTACCGCGTCGTGCCTGAAACTGGATTCCACCGCACCCATGCCCATCAGCAGGCCGTGCGGGATTCGGTATTCTCTCTCTGCCGCCTGGATAGCGGCTTTACAGTCTTTTGAACTGATTCTTGTCTTAGGAAACGGGCTTGCCGATGGCTTGGCCGTTTCGTTCATGTACGGCTCAATAATCGGCTGCGGAATGATAATCGCATCCGGGCCTAACGCCGCCGTGACCACTTCCGGCGGGTCTCCCCAGCATTCCTTGTCGCTGTCCCCGTTGCACTCGATGGGCAGCATTTCAAATTTGGCGAAGTGTGCCGCTAACGCCAGCACAGCGCCGATTGCCGTCAGTTCCAGAAGGAACTTCACGCCGCCCACCAGCAGATGAGCGCCATGCAGCACATGGCAGCAGCAATAGCCAAATCCATCGTTCTCTCCTTTTCTTGGTTGGTTTATGTGTGCGTTCAGCCTGCCCTTACCAGGCGTAGCGATCGCCTGGCTTGCGGCTGGACTGCGGGTTGTAGGCCGCCGGCTTCGCCTTGGGCGTGTCGATGACGACGGCGGCTTCCTCCGGCTTGTAGGTGGCCTGCGCCGCGTCCAGGTTGGTTTTGACGCAGCGAATGGTGTTCTCCTCCACACGGTATTCCATGCAGAAGGAGGCGGTGGGCTGCGGCGTGGTGGCGGTGATATCCTTAGCCAGGAAGTAAGCCGTGGCGCCCAGACCTATAAGAGCAATGCTCATGATTTGATTCCTTTCGTTGTTGATGCACCCATGATGGATTGCAGATATTAAAAAAGCATAAACAGCATAAAAAAAAATGCAAGAAAAAATGCTTGCATCAAAAAAGCGCATGAGGTACTTCTGAAGGGGAAAGGAGACCCTTCATGAAAGAGATCAAAACCAACATCACCGTGCGGCTTTCCGTTGCCACGGTGGAGGCCGCCCAAAGGCTGGTAGACCAGCACGGCGGCACGGTGTCCGGGCATATTGCCCGCATCATCGAAAAGCATTTTCAAGAGAAACCAGCGGTTCCGGCAACGCTGCACCAGGATTTCAACCCGTCGGGAGTAGGTAACGATGGTTAAGCTGATCATCGAAGGCGGCACGGGGACGGGCAAGACCTACACCGCCATCAACATGGCGCGGCAGGCCGGCAGGTTCGCCTATGTGGCGCCGTGCCGTTTGCTGGCTTATGAAACCTATGTCGGCTATTCCCGGCGCGGAGACCGCTTGAAAACCGGCATGGCCGTGATCGGCGGCAGTGGCTCCATCTTCGCCACCTATGGGTCGGTGGGCGATTTGAGCGAGTACAAAACGCTCGTCATCGACGAAGCCCACTGGCTGACGAACGATGACAGCCATTCCAACACCATCAAGGATCTGATGGCCGACGCTGAACGGCACGGGCTGAACATCCTGTTGGTGACGGCGACGCGCACCTTTGAAGCGCCTGACGGCTTCACCGTGAAGCAGCTTTCGCCGCTGTGTTCGTTCAGCAAGCAAAAGGTCAAATTCACCGCCGCCACCGACAGGGCGGAATCCGGCGTGAAGACGCTGATCGTCTGTTCCTCCATTGGAGAGATTGAGGAATGGTATCTCGACTTCGCCGATGACCTGAAGCGTTCCGGCGTCTCTTGCGCCATCCGCACGCGGAAGGACGCAGAACATGAGATTTGGAAGAGCTTCAGCGATTTCGCGGCGGGTGATCTCTCTTGCCTGATCACCACGAACATTGCCGCGCAGGGCATCAATCTGCCGTGTGAAAACCTGATCGTGGACATGAATGCGTATGACGATCTGGTATCTGCGAAGCAGAAGCTGGGACGGTTGGGCCGCTACGGCATTACGCCGGACACGACGCTGACCTATGCGCTCACCTGCCACAGCCAGTATGATTCCCTGCTGGAAGACTACGGCGATGATTTCGACTACAGCGCGGCAGAGCTGGTGTTGTGGAACGTTGACTTGCAAGCGCGGGCGGATGTTGTCGATCAGCCGGACTATCAGCCCATGCGCGACAAGGCGCTGGAGCTGGCGATTTACAAACAGGCCAAGAGCAATTGGGTGAAAGGAAAAGGGCGATGAGTGAGAAAGCAAAGCCGACGCCGGGGCCTTGGTTAACGAACTTTACAAGGTTTAACGGTAAAGTAATAGGCTTTAGGGTTCTGGCAAATCTAGAGATCGCGCAAGTCTCTATTTGTGAGGACGGCCAAGAACTTGAGAACGCGGAAGCAAACGCCCTACTAATCGCCGAAGCCGGAACCGTCTACCACGAGACAGGCCTCACCCCGCGCCAGTTGCTGGAACAGCGGGATGAGCTGGCTTCCTTGGTAAAGTTAATCCCTGGATTAATGGCAGGCATACAAGGTGCTGGTGTTGCCCATTTCAATGAAAAGCGCGCTGAACGTGAGGATAAGGTTCTTAAAACTATAGGTAAAGACCCGTTTACATTATGGTTGGAGCGGGTTGAGGCGTATAACGAACTTTTCAAAATCTCCAATTGTGATGAATTCTTTAAAACTTCCCCAAAAGAGGGTTTTTTCATCATCCCGAATCCAATAAACCAAAGTTGCTTTAGTCGCGCATTCATGAGGGAAGATTTATGGGAAGAAATCATCTTCCCTGCTGCCACAGAACAGAAAGGAACGAACGATGTCTGAAGGTTCGGATTCCGGCGGCGGTATAGGTTTTGTTTTTGGGATTGCATTCGCGTTTTTTGCGTTGGGACTGACAACTTTTATCCAGAATTTTCGTTCTGATTTTGACATGAACAAATTCTGCTTAGAGCAAGGCATTCCCTATGATCAATGCAAGTGGCGCAGTGATTCTACCGCCCCTGCTGATTCCCCCAAAGAATCAGCTCCATCTGAATGACTTGCGGCGGCTCCGGTTCAAGCACCTTCAGAACATCAGCCGCCTCTTCGCTTAACCTGCCCACAACCTCAACGGTGGCGGGCAGGAAGCTCCACTGCTGCTGCTTGTTGTCCCGGTATTCCAGGTAACGGCGCAGGTGCTTCTTCTCATGATCGTAAAGGTTCATGTAGAACACCTTGAACGCTTCCGGGTGGCGGGTGAGAAGCTGCTCAATGTAACCCGCTGCGAGGACGAGTTCTTCGGGGGTTTTAAACTTTTCTTCTAACATTCATGGACTTTCGGAAAAAATTGACGATGAAAGAGTGTGCTGAAAAAAAATACACCCACGACGAACTGTGTGAGATCGCCGTTCGCTGGCTGAATCGGCGGACGGCAATTGCTGTCTCGGAAATAAGACACGGTGCAGAAATACCTGATGCAATAGGCTTTTGTGGGTATGGCACAGTTTTAATCGAATGCAAAACATCGCGTGGGGATTTTTTAAAAGACTTCAAGAAAGGCTGTAGGAAAAGTCTTGGCTTAGGCAATTACCGCTATTTCATGTGTCCGTGGGGGATGGTTGATGCAAAAGAGCTTCCGCCTAAATGGGGGCTTCTATGGATCAAGAATGGCCGCGTCTATCTGCAATCTGGCGCGCGATATTATGGACATTCCAATCATGAACAATGGCTTTTTGAAAGCGACAAACAGACAGAGTGGGGAATACTCATTCAAGTTGCCCGCCGTCTGAAAGAGGCGTTTACAGAAAACTAACGCTTCCTTTTGAGGTACTCCATAGTCCAACCCCTGGCAACCCACTCCTTGAACGGGATGGGTTGCCGGGTGCTGTCAAAAACAATGTAGTCGTCAGGCCCCTTCTCCCAGCCGGCCACGTTCCCGCGCTCTCTCATGAGCTTATACCACGCCAGGAAGAAGCCTTCGTTGTCGCCCGTCGATGGCTGGTAGCCGTCCTTGATGGCCTTGACGACATAACCCGCAGGATTTTTGATATAATTCGTATGTCGCGCCTCCTGGTAGGCGCTGATGGCAACTTCCACCAGTTCAGCGGCGGTTGTTCGCACCAGCTTGCATAAGGGGGCAGAGAGACGCACCCCCAGCTCGTCGAGGCGTTCCAATTGAGCATCCGCTTCGTCGTTGTGGACTGGCGTGCGCGGCGGGGCTGAAGTGTCTTCATGATGGTCTTCCGGTTCCAGTGAGGAAACCTCTTCCGTGCTTTCGGTATCATGCGATACCTCGGTCAAGGGTTCTTCCTCCTTGATCACCTCAAAAGAACAAACAACGCTGTTGTTGTTTTTTTTGGTAGTGTTTGGTTCTTTTTGTATAGATGGTTCAGGTAACGGTGTTGGAACGTCTTCAGTTTCATCTTCCAACGTGCTGAATTCGAGATTGGCTTTTTCCGTGGGTTCCAGCCGGGCAAGGGCAGCGTAGTCGATGGTGTACCATTTGGTGCGGTCATACTCAAAGAAGTGGCTCGGCGGCTTTTTGAAGCCTTGCTGTTTCAGCTCGTTGAATCTCCGGCATACCAGAATACCGGCAGCTTCCAGCTTCCGCACAATGCGCCCGATGATGCTCACCGTCAGGTAGGTGAATTTGCCCGTCCATTCGGCATACGTGTTGTACACCCACTTGCGCCCGTCCAAAGTAATGAACCCGGCGTTTTCGTTCCGCTTAATCCAGTAATCAATATGATCAACGATTGAAGCACCGTAACCTGCGTATTTGCCAAGTACCGGAATGAGCGCCGTGGCAAGGCTGTCAGGAATCACATGGAAAAAGTCTGTCATTTTGCCCGTCCTTTCGTGTCGATCGGGGGGCGTTTGCAGTAGAATAGAAGCATTGAAGGGGTCGAAACTTTCAATACTTATGGGGTCGTGCAAACGGCCTCTCCCAATATTTTGTTTTAATTTATCCTGTCTATTCTACCGCGAAGTTATCCCAATCCATGAGATCGGGTTCGGCCCGGTGCGGTTCATCAGCTTTGAGGATGCTATGTGGCAGGTGCAGCCTGTCCATGTCGGCGGTTGTCCAGGGTTCCAGATACTGCCAGTCCTTCGGCGCGGCCCAATGCCCCGGCACATCCTCCGCCGGTTTTGCCAGTTGCTTCAGGGTGATTTCCAAAGGCCGGCTATGCCAGTGCATTTCATAGGAGAGGAACAGGCCCCGGATGAACAGGGTATTCTCTACTGGCTTGATGCCTAGCAATTCACTGGCGTAGACATTGCGCTCGTCGGTGATCTGCTCGCTGGCGCTGGTTCCCGTGGTGATGCCAAGGATATTTTTCTGCTCACTGCGGTTGACGCGGTGAACCTGCCGGATGCCTGCCTGCTTCGCACACCATTCCGCCGTGTCTGCGTCCGACTGGCGGAATATGGCCTTATGATTGACGTTCGATAGAATGGTGTCAGGGATACGCGGCCCGCCGTACAGTTCATCGATGTGGGGCTTGGCCTGGAAGCCGTAGATCATCGAGATGCCCTTCTTGGCTCCCTCCGTGGTGAGCTTGGTCAGGTAATCAATCCTGCCAAGCCCTGCCCACTCGTCCAGAAAGAAGAAGGTGTCGGCCTCTCGGTGGTCTTCCCGTTCGAGCGCCACTTGCCCGGCGAACGTGATTAGCGCCTGATTGATGGCTTGCAGTTCCGTCTTGGTGCGGGTGTTGCTGCCAAGAAGCAGGATGCTGTTGCTTTGCGGCCAGCTTGCCAGGGCGACGAATCGGTTCAGGTGTTCCCACTGCGCGGCGATGGATTCGTACCGCTCGATGCGCTGCATGATGGAAACCCGAATGTTCGCCGCCGTCACCTCGCCGCCCAGGTTGTCCGCATAGTGTTGCAGGTGGCGCTTGACCTCGCCGTTGACGGAAAGGATAGCCTTGTAAATTTTCTCACTCCGCAGCGCCAGCAGCAGATCCCTAAACCGCCACGCGGCGGGCTTGCCTGCCTCCCGTGCATGGGCATTGAAGCCCCTGATGATACCCTTGATACAGATCACCGTCATGCCGTACCAGAATTCTTCATCCTTGCTTCCCGGCAGGCGGGGGACGATCACCTCTGCAAAGTTCTGCGCGTCGGTGGGGGTGACGACATCCGCCGCCATGTCCCAGCCATGCCCGCGCCTGTCGAAGGGGTTCATGATTTTCACGCGCTCGCGGTCAATCCCCATGCCAAGCAATAGCGGGTAGAGGCTGTGTGCCGGGTCGTGGACAATGGCGCGTGTCTGGCGCTGGCGTAGCACATTCTGCATGATCAGGTTCATGGAAAGCGTTTTGCCGCTTCTGGTGGAGCCAATGAAGGCAACGTGCGTGGCAAGCCCTTCCAGGGTGAGGCCATGAGCGCCGAACGGTGCGCGGCTCATGCGCTCCATCTCCTCCGGTGACAAGGCGCGCGATCGCACGATCTCTGCGCCGCGTATCGTGGTGGTGAAGGTGCGCGACTGATGCAGATATGCTTGAATCAGCAGGCCGAAGATGCCGCCCACCCACAGGCCGCCGCCGTTCTCCTGCCTGAAGGCCGCCAGGGTGAGGCCTTGCAGGATACCTGCATGAATCCAGAACAGCCCCATTTCCTGATAGCGGGGCAGTGCCTTGACGGCAAGATAGCCATGATACACCGCCACCGGCACGGCAAGACCGTCATCCGCCAGCGCCGCCATGAGGGAAAGAAAGCCCGGCACGGTGGCCCAGGCTTTCGATTTGTCCAGTAGGAACGATAGCTTCATAGGATGATGGTGATGGTCTGGAATGCAGCGAAACCCAGGCCGCCGCAGCCTAGCGTGAACGTGCGGTGGTTCGGGTAGGCATTGGCGGGGATGGAGTTGAAGGCCCATAGCACCGCGCCGCCCATTGGGGTATCCAAGGGGATGCCCAGTGGCACGCTGACGGCTTTCCAGAACAGCCATAGGAGGAAGCGGAACAGCGCCAGGGCCAGCTTCGGCGCGAAGGTCATTGCGCCAAGCGGGGAGAGCGACGGCTGCTTATCGGCAAATTTTATACTCTCTTCCATGTTCTTCTGCTTAAGGCCCAGCATCAGCGCGGCGATGGAAAGGCTTAAGCCGACGGCAAGAGAGAGCGGCACCCACAGGAGAAAGCCCACGGTGGCGACCGCGTAATATCCGTACCATTTTACCCGTGCCAGTACGGTGGCACTTTGTTGTGTCATACGTTAGTGTGGAGTTGTGACAATGTAATTGTTCCTCCACCTACCACGCCTTGCATTAGTGGTGACGAGACGGGTTTGGTGAAGGGCGTTCGTATTGGTTTTGACGTGCGTGGAATGCCTCTATGCACTCAATGCGGCGGATGTTTGGCGGGATGCCGTTAACATCCCGCCACTTGTCCATTGCCTCGCGCCTTTTCCGCACCTCCCTGTTTTTAAAAATAGGATCGATGTTGTTTTTGATGTACGCCCGCTTTTCCTTGCCGCTCTTGCCCGCGAGTGAAGGGGAGCCTTTAAGGATGGCGTTTTTGATTTCGTGCGGCTGGTAGCCGAAGGCGTACATTTTCGCCGCCACTTTTTTGTCGAGATTCACCGCTTCGGGTTTGTTGTGGACGAAGGCATCCACCAGGGGCCGGGGGGTCAATTTACTCATGTGCTGATGAAATTGACTCCGGTACTGTTGATGCGGCGTAATCTCATTAAGATTGCCCTTGTCCAAATGCCCGGCAAGCTCGATGGTTTTATCCAATTCCGCGCTGGCAAGGCCGTATTTGTCAGGGGTCACGCGCCTGGTGTCCAGGTTGGCACGGCCTGCCGTACCTGCGCGTATGCGCTGCATTTTTGCTGTCTCCTTATCTTTTTTCTTTTGCTCTCTCCTTTCCTCTTTAGCCTGCCGCTTATCCCGCCGCTTCCCTATCTCTTCGGCAATCTTCTGACGCTCGATAATAGCCAGATGCCGTAAATAAATTCGCCGCTCCTTAACCTTTAGAAGGGTTACAAGGCGACGGGCGAGTATCATGCGGTGTGATACTTTTGTATCATAATCGAAAATTTCCCGATGCGGCCTCCCGTGTGGAATTTTCCGCGGGTCGAAGTTCGGGGTGATGGGCTTGAAATTACCGTCCTTGGCTTTTTGCGGCGCTGTGCCAGCCAAGGACGGTTCTCGTTCCACCTGTTTGTTTTGGGCCTCTCGCTTTTGCTGGCCCGGCCGTTCCTGATAGCGAGGATAGTCAGGGCGCTGTTTCTTCGACTGCTCCGCTTCCCAGCGGCGGTTTTCCTCCAGGCGATCGCTGTATTTTTTGTATTGCACCGTCTCGATGCCGTGCAGGTGCTTCAGGTTCCAGTCCTTCACGCCGACGTGCAGATTCGGCTTGCGATCAATGCCGCGATCCTTCAGAGAACGGTGATCGACACGCGCCTGGCTGCCTGCCATTTTCAGATGTTTGTTCAGGACAACCGCCCAGGATTCCCGCCACTCCGGCACCAGTTCCCGCTTGTTCCAATCGCGGTTTTTGTTGCCGAACCCTGTCGGCGTCAGGTGGCGCATGGTAAGCAGGATGTGGCAGTGGGGATTGTGCAGAATCTCCTGCTTGATTTTTTCGGCCTTGGTCTCCGGCTTTCGCTTTTTCTTGCGCTTGTCGTCGCCGCGATGAATGGCGAAATCCGCCACCATGCCACGGCTGACGAAGTTTTTTTGAATGTATTCCCGCAGGGCGTCGGTGCTTTGCTCAATGGTGAGTTCGCGCGGCAGCGCCACCAGCACTTCACGGCACAACTGCGCGTCGATGCGGCGCTCTTTCTTATCGACGGCCTTCCATAGCTCCTTGCGCTTCAATGCCCATTCCGGCGCATGGCCCGGCGCCATGATTTCGGTGTGCAGCACCTCCTGTCGGCGGTTCGAGAAGTTGCCGATTTTTTGCTTCTTGCTGACTCTGCCCGCGCTGCGATAGGCGGCTGCTGCCTGCGCCCTGTCGCCTGTTTTGTCCAGGCCGATGATGCCCTGGATCTCATTCGAGTAATCCTCACCCGAACGGTAGGCGCTGAACGCCAGGGCGTGCCGGGGCTGGCCCGCTTTCTTGCTGCTGGCTTTCCCGATAACCTCAATGTGACAATGGTAGATCGCCATACACCGACGGTTGTAGGTGGCGCACACATTGCGAAGCAATGTATAGAGTGCGCCTTTAGGATTTTTCCGTTATAGCACGTCCGGCCGAAGGTGGGCGGGATTGTACGGAAAAATCCTTCTTCCCGGTCGCTACAATGGGGGGAAAGGTGAAAGAGGGGTCATACAGCCATGCCGAAGAAGAAGCCACGCATAGACGCTCTGGAAGAGGCGGAAAGGGCCTTGCAGGAGGAAGAGGAAGCGCTTGCCCGACGCAAGCGGGAACTGCGGGAATCGAAGGGCCGGCTGTATCAGGAATTCAAGGCGCTGATAGGGAGCTGGTGGCTGGAAAAATTCCATGCGGGTGAATGTTCATTTGATGACATTCAAAGCCTTGATGCCTTCTTGAAAGGGCAGGAATGGAAGGCGCTGCTCGGCAAGGAGAAAGAGAAGCTGGCTGCTAGTCTGGAACAAAAAAAAGACGCCTCGGCGGCGTCTTCTCCTAACCCTGTCACTGGGGCAAAATTGGATGGATAGCGCCCTCTGCCGCCAGGCGGTTTGCTATCCAGTAAATGCCGGTGTGGTGGAAGTCTCCCTGGCGGTGGAGACGCTGCACCTCGGCCTTGATGCGGTCGCAATCCTCATCGGTGAGGGCTGCGCCATGAATGCCGCAATCGTGGCGGATAAATTCGCGGGTTACATACTCGATGCCTTCCATCGTTAATACTCGCTGGGTAGCATCAGGGTTGAGTGTTCCCCGTCAAACTGCACATACAGTTTTAGTTTCTCCAGGGGAAAATCGGTATGCTCGATTTCCTGCCGGGCTATCTGATTATTGTTGCCGTCCGTCGCGGTGATGACGGCGGTTTTAGCCTCAAGGTTCACTTCTATGAGCCACATTTGAAAGACCTGCACTTTCTGGCGGGATATCTCCGGCTGCCAGGAAAAAATCAGGTCGATAAGCCAGAAGGCTTGCCCGCGTTCCCCCAGATATAAAACGCCTTCGGTGTAAAGAAAGCGTGGGTTGAAACTGTGCGGGAACCATTGTAAAGAGCCGCTAAAATGGCTTAAATCCTCAAGAGTGATAGACATAAAAAAGACAAGCGGTGCTTGTCAGGTTGCAACCGCTTGTCTGTGCCTTATTTTTGAAAATCGTTCAAGTTAAAAAGTGTCATCTGTTGCGGTTTTAACACAATATCCGGTTTCGGCTTGGCTGCCGACAGCGGTGGGGCGGGCGGTTCCTGCGGCGGCGCGGCGGCGGGTTCGTCCTGCAACAGGGGGTTCGTATCCCCCAGCAATCCCCGCAAGGCGGCTTCCAGCCTGCGCGGCTTTGCCCATTCTTCAAAAAGCATCAGTTGCGGCGTGGGGCGGCTCTCCCATATCTCCATGCTTAACGTGTTGCCGTGGTGGACGGTGCATTGCAGGTCTGTCGCGGCCATCTGGAAATACGACATATTGAAGCAGTTTCTGGCAATGTCGATGGCATCGAACCGCAAGACGGCGCGGGGGTCAAAGCCCAATTCTTCAACTTCCTGCGCCAAGGCAATCATCATGCCGCCCGCGCCCGCCGCGGGTTCCTGTACGGTTATGACGCCTTTCTTCTGGATGGTTTCCTTCAGGCTGTCGGCGGTGCCGACGGTCATTTTCGCCATGAGGCGGCAGACTTCGTAGGGGGTGAAGAATTGCCCGGCGGCTTCGTTGCCCTGCTCCATCTCCATATAGCATTGCCCTAGAAAATCGCACGGATGCAGCTTCAGGGCGACAATAGCCATCCCCATGATTTCGCTCATGCGGTTAAGCTCCTCCGTGCTGTAGCGTTTGGCGACGGCAAGATATTTATCTTCATACGTTTGAAAGTCGGCGTCTTTCGGCAGTTCTCCCGCCTGAAAGGGGAGCTGGCGCATACTGACGGCGACAATTTCCAGCCAATCAGAAAACACCGCGCCGGTGCTGCGGCTGCGGGTGAGGTCAGAAAAACCTTTGATGAAGTCTTTCTTCAGGCTATTCAGTTGTGACATTTTCAAGCTTTCCGTTGAAGGGGCGGGTGCATGAACACCCGCCGCCCGATTTAATCGTTAGGAAATAAACGGTTTCGTGCCGTAGTAAAATAGGTTTCGTTTTTTTCAATGGCGATAAAGCCACAATCCTCATACAGCGCCGCTTCCGCCGTGCTGCCGGAACCGGCGAACGGGTCAAGCACCACGCCGCCGCGCGGGCAGTATGCCGCGATCAGTTGTTGCAGTAGGGCGACAGGTTTCTGGGTGGGGTGCAAATCGTTGCCGGTGTAAGTAAATGTCATCACATCATGCGGCGGCATTTCCGGCTTCGGCGGGTTTCCTTTCGCCAGAAGATAGCCATTTTCATGACAGTTGCGCGCGAATCCCTCACTTGAGACGTAATTTTTAGTGAAGGTGAAATGCGCCACCGGCACAAGCCCAGCTTTCAGCCATGCCCGCATGAAGATATGCACCCTGTTCCAGCCGTAGAAGGAGAAGCACAGCGTGTTTTTCTTCATGACGCGGGCAACGTTCGAGAAGGCAGGATACACCCATTCGGCGGATGAATCGTTTTCCAGCGTTCTGCCCGTTCTATCCTTATAGTTGACAAGATAGGGCGGATCAGTCAGCACAAAATCCACGCTTTCCGCCGCCATGCCGCGCATATAGTCGATGCAATCCCCATGATGCAGGATGGTTTGCGGTTGAGAGGTGGCCGCCGGCGCGTTCAACTGGTTTTCGACACGTTGCAGGCGTTCGGCAATGCTTGACAGCATCGCTTCGATGGTGTTCAGTTCCATTTCTTGAATCCCTTCTTGGGGGCGGGTGCGCCAACACCCGCCCTTGCTTGTTAAAAATTACTGACAGTTGAACCAGCGCATAGCGACTCTTATCACGTTGTGATAATCGCTTTTGCTGGCGTCATCCATGAATGCCTGTATTTCCTGCTTGCTCAAACCGGCCTTCCGGGCGGCGCGGCAGCAGTTTCCTATAATGGAAAAGGCGTTACCGTCGGTTCCTGAAAGTTTGACGGTAATATCAGGGTATTTCGGCTTTTTCATTCTGTTTCCTTTCGTTTCGGGTTGATGTGACAAACATCAACCCTTGCCCACCGGCGAGGGTGGGGAGGCAAGTGCAAGGGCGAAAAGAGAGGAATTTTGCTGCGCGAGGAATGCCGAAGGCAGGGGAAAATTCCTCTCTTTTCGGAAGCGGAGCGCCTTTACCCTTGCGCGCGCCAGGGGCGAAGCCCCTTAGCAGACTAACCATCCTTATTGTTGCTGCGCCTGCTGATGCGCCCTGACGGCGTTGAATACCGCCGTGTAGAGGGCATCGTCGAATTCATCCACCGTCAGGGTATCGTCCAGCAGGGTGTACAGCAGATCCTCGCATTCGGGGTCGTAAGCCAAGCAATCGCGGATGGCGTCCATAATCTCATTGGTGAGCTGATCGCCGCTGTCATCTGGCAGGCTCATGTCAGCGCCCCCGTGCCGATGATTGCACCAGCTTGGTGACAAACGCTTCCCTGTCGGCGGTGCCGTCCTGACCGATGACCTCGCTCATGCCCGTGATGGCGGCGAGTTGGCGGGTATCCTCCGCCGCACGGCTTGCCACCTTCTGCACCAGGTTTGTGATTTGAACCAAAAAATGAGATTTTAACTCATGATATGCTTCAAAAATGAGTTTCCAGTTTATAGTTCACTTTTAGTATTCGAGTTTTTTTACTAAAAATGATTATCGTATAGGTAATAAAAACAGTAATATGAGCGGGTTTGGTATCAATATTTCAAATTGATTATCATTATTATTTAGCTACGATTTGAATAGGCGATCGCTCTGTTGTTCGGCGATCGCTAGGACAATGAAATATTTGATTTTTACTCAGATATCTACTAAAACAACAGTTTTGAACCATAAAATGGGCATTTGAACCATATCTTGAATTGAAAGTTTAAGTTAGAGCAATTTTAAGAGAGATTTTTTGTGCAAGTTTTGTCCAATTGTGTTTTTTAAACTCATTCTTTATTTATGCTTCAGAATTTCAACTCTCTCTCATGTGTGAATGCAAAATTAAATTTTGTGATTGGCGCAAAAGCCTGAAATTTCGTTAACTCTTTTCTAATTTATGGATCAAAATTTTTCTCATATTATGATTCAAAGCATAAGGTTGCCGGCGCGGTTCCACCAGTGGGTGGCCGTCTGCATCAGGGCGCCGCGCGCCTTGGCGTCCCGCTCCAGGCCTTCCAGGCACGCGCTTTCTGCCATGTTGGCGAAGCGGGCGGCGGTGTCCAGCACGTTCCTGCCGCTGTTTTCCAGCTCAATGATGCGGTTGCGATAGTTTTCGATGGGGTGGGCGTCCAACTGCTCGGCGACAAAATCCATCAGGTCTGCGTTGCCGGTTTTGGCCGCGGCGTATTCCACGCATTCCAGGATGAAGCGGGACATGACCGGATGGGCGGGGCTGGTTTCCGCCGCCTGCTGTTTCGCCTGCTCCTCGGCCTCGCGGCGGGCATCGACGAACACTTGCAGCTCGCGCATGGCGTCTGCCCGGTATTGCACCAGGGTTTTCAGGCTCTTGCCGTCATAGGCGCTGCCGTGCCGACGGTTCACTTCTTCGGCGATTTGCTCATCGGTCATGCGCGGGCGGTCAGTGACGATTTGCTCCAGCATGGAGAGGTAAAGCCCGTAGCGTTCCGCCGTGGCGGTGAAATACGGCGCCGGCGCCGACAGCATCAGCTCACGCTCCGCTTCCGTGAATTTGCCTTGCTTCTTCGGTTTCTTGGGCTTCTCGTCCTCAAGGTCGATAAAATATTTCACAGCCATAAAAAAATCCTTCCCGTTGTTTCGGGAAGGGTTAACGGGTGTTTCGGGTAAGTCAAGCATCGCCGCACAGGTATTTGTACTCCGCCAGCGCCGCTTTATACTGCTGGCTCTCGCCTGGCCGGGCATCCCACAGCAGCAGGATGATGGTGGACTGATTGCATTTCGCGTTTCGGAGGCGCTCGATTTCGTCTTTTGCCTCGTCATAGGACAATCCGAAACGGGTGAAACGGGGTTCCGGCATGGTGGGAGGCGCATCAGCCGGTCGTTTCAGCGTTTCGGGGGCGTGTTTCGGCTCTGAAACGGCGGCCGAGCCGGCAGGGGGTGGCGAGTTAGGTGCGTCGGTGAAAACAATAATTTTTTCAGTAAGTTCCGGTGTCAGCACCACGCGCACGTCGTCGCTGTCTACCCCTTTTACGCGGCCGGTGCCGGCAGCCGTCGGCTGGTCTGTTTCGGGGTCTGTCGTCGCGTCCAGGGTGATGCGCTGCATTCTTCTGAAAATGTCAAAGATACCCGGCACGCCGCCCAGGCAGTCTTTCGTCAGATTGTGCGCCACGAACGTCACCGGTGCTTCCTGCTTCCGGCTCAACGTATTCGCCGATTTGACGAATTTCTTCAGGAGGTCGGCATCCTCAATGAAATCGGAATAGGTGGTGTACTCCTCGCAGATGATGGCAACCGCCATGCCCTCTTGCCACAGGTGTTCGCGCCAGCGCGCTTCGGAGATATCGGCCTGGCGGAATGCCTGATAGCGGGATTGAATCTCCCCGACGTACCAGCGCATCATGGCGGCGATTTCGTCATAGCCGCCGTAGAACTCCACGCCGTGCCACTCCGAATGATTGCTGTTCGGGTCGAACACGATGACGCGGTAGCCCTTCAGCTTCTTCAGAAGAGCCAAGAGCCGCACGAACCAACTTTTTCCGCTCCCCTGACTGCCGAGTACCAGCGCGGTGCTGCTGATGAATTCACGAAGATATCGATACTCGGCTGGCAGGTAAGGAGCGAAAAAGTTGAAGGGCGGGCGGCTCCCCACGGGGACGGGAGGACTTTCTGCTGCCTCTTCTTCCGTGATCATGGGCGGCGGCCCGACAAGCCCGCGAAGGTGATGCAGGTACGGCGTGGCGGCTTCAAGCTGCGCCACTTCCACCTGCAATTCGTCCAGCTCGTCCTCTGCCGTGTACTCCCGCTCCGTGCGGGCGAGGTCTGCTTCCAGGGACATCAGGCGGCGTTCACTGCGGCCTTTGAGGAACAGGCGCTTCTTCTCCACTTCGTCAATCCGCATATCCTCACTGTCCCGTAGCAGGGACATGGCGGCACCGGCGAAGAAGACACCAGCCAGCGCGGTGCCTGTGCGAATGTTCTGGTAGCGGTCTTTCTCCAAGCCTTGGAAGGCGAACAACAAAAAAGCCGTCACGGCGACGGCTCCACTGGCGGCGTAGGCTGCGCCTGCATTCCAGGTGAGGTGTTTCATCGACTATGCCCTGCCAGTTCCGCCAGCATGAGGCCCGCCTTGATGCACACGCCGAACAGCGCCAAGATAAAACGGTCGTGCATCTTCATATCGAAAATCCACTCGCCGTTCGCCCGCATCCAGGGGACGATGGACACCGCGCCGCCGACGAACGCCATGATGATGAGCATGAAGCGCGTGCCGGGGTAATCGACGCACAGAGCGAGAAAGTTCGAGAGGTGCATACCGCCGATGCACAGGATGGTGTATCGCAGAATTTCGTATTTCATGAGGGAGGCCCGGCGGCCTGCCGGGCGATAAGGCTTATACGGGGCTATACAGGGGTATAAATCGGTATACCTACCAACTGATGTCACCCTCTTGCAGGGTGTATGTCTCTTTACCCTTCCGCATGACGGCGAGACGTTCCTTGAAGGTGCTTTGGGCGTTCGCTTCTTTGGTTTGGTGGCGATGGTTCAGCATTTCCATGTTTCTGCCGAAGTCGCTTTGCGCTTCCGCCAGGGCGGTTTGAGCCGTCTGTTGCAGATACTGCACCGCCAGCCGTCCTTTGCCGAACGTCAAATTGACGTTGTTGGTGGTCTGCCGCGTGGCTTTGGTCACGTCAGCCATGTATTTCGCGCCGGTTTCATCCAGCTTGGCGGTGCTGGCAACCACCTTCGCGCCGGCATTGAGGACGGCGGCGCGGACGCGGTGCTGGTTCTCGATGACCTCCGGCACGTTGCCTATCGCATCTTCCATATTGTCGGCATAGGACTTCCAGTAATTGGCTTGGTCTTTCATGCCCGTTTTGATCGCGGCGGAATACTGCACATCTTCCTCTTCCAGGTTCCCCGTGGTCTTGGTGCGGAACGGCAGCTTTGCGGCCAGGTCGTCTGCCATGCGCTTGCCTTCGCCGGGCGTGTAGCCGTTCATCTCGAAGCTTTCGCCTCGGTAGTGATAGCCTCTCATAGGCCCTCCGTGATGTTACTTTGTTCATGATACCTCATTGACTGGCTGATGAAGCGGCGGGTGTTCATGAACATTCACCGAATGAGCGGAAAGCGTGCCAGAATGGGAGGTTATGACCAATCAACGGGTTATGACCAATCAACGCGGCAAGAGAGGAAGAACAGATTATCAGCAGGTGTCCGGCTACATCCCCCGGAAGCTCGCCAGGGCGCTACGCATTGCGCTGGCGGCGAATGACCGCACGCAAAGCGACGTGCTGGAGGAGCTGATCGCCGCGTGGGTCAAGGAGAATTTACCGCCGAATTTTGATTGGGACGCAGAAGAGTAAGAAAATTTTAACCGCGCGTTTCTTACTTGCCGCGTGAGAGCCGTGCCGGGCGGGCATCGTGAGAGGTGCGACCGCGCAAGGCGGTTGCTCGGTAATGGCGGGTAGGCGGAATTTCAGCATTGCGCCTACGCGAAATTCCGGTATTCTAAGCATCCAGATCATGGATGTAGAGTGATAAGGGCTTCCTTATCCTCCAGAAACCCGCCTTGCTGCTCCAACAGCTTGGCTACCCCCTTAAGCACTGAAAGGCTAAAGGGGGTTTTTTATTTTTTCGCCATTTCAGCTACGCAATATTGTAAAATTTCACCAGGGCGGTATTTCACTCGTTCAGCCGTCCGGTATTCCGAATGATCATAACTGTTGCCTCCTTCAAAGGAGGCGTCGGCAAGACCACCACTGCCGTGCATCTGGCGGCCTACCTACACGCCAAAGGCCCCACACTCCTCGTTGACGGCGACCCCAACCGCTCCGCCATGACCTGGGCGACACCCGGCAACCTGCCGTTCAAAATTGTTCCTGATGTGCAGATGGCGAAATACGCCAAGGGCCATGAGCATATCGTGATCGACACGCAAGCCCGCCCGACGCGGGAGGATCTGGAAGAGCTGGCGGACTCCTGCGATTTGCTGATTCTGCCCACCGTGCCGCGTGCGCTTGATCTCGATGCGCTCTTAAAAACGGTGGACATCCTGAAAACCATGCAGGCAAAATTCAGGGTGCTGCTGACGATGGTGCCACCGCCGCCCAGCCAGGCCAGCAAGGAAGCCCGCGCCATGCTGAAGGCGGAGGACATCCCCGTATTTACGGCAGAAATCAAGCGGTACGTGGCGTTTGAACGTGCGCCGCTGGAAGGCGTTACCGTGAAGGAGTACAGGGACTCCAAGGCCTCCGAAGCCTGGAAGGGCTACAATGCCCTTGGGCGGGAGGTCTTTAATGGCTGAACGCAAGAGCCGCTTTGCCGGCCTGCGGGATTTACAGAAAGGACAGCCCCCAGTTGAGCCGGAAGCAGTTGTAAAGGAATCCTTAACAACTGAAACAGAAGAGGGAGAAGCGCCCGCCGAAACTCCCGCCTCGGTTGAAAAAAGAACCGTCGGCAGGCCACGCGGGCGAAGGAGCGATCCGAATTACACGCAGATCAGCGCCTATGTGCCGCTGGATCTGGTTCTGGATGTGCAGGAGGCGCTTGCAAAAGACAAGCGCAGAACAAGGCGACGCACCGCTATGACGGCCAGCGAATTGGTCGAAAATCTGCTACGCGACTGGCTGGAAAAGCAAAAAGCCGGTGAAGCGGAATAGCGAAATTTCGCGTACTCAAAAGTACGCGAAAACATAGGTTGCTGTCAAACGGCTTGGGCGACCTTTGTAATTTTCAAAAAATTCGTTCATCTCACATTTAGGGCATTCACCCTTTTCAATTTTTCCTTTCATCCGGTTATTAATTTCTTCAAGGTCTATCTTTCCAGGCCTCACTTCAAGGCAAGCGCCAAAGACTTTAGGCTTCTCATAGCCGCATTTAGGACATTTCATATTTCACCTATTCGGAAAAGCTGGCATCATCCCATTTTTCAAAGTCCTCCCGGTTAATCGTCACGGCAATGGTTTTTACAATCTTCCGTGAAGTTACTGGCGGGAATTCCTTATCGAAAAACTCCTTGAGTTTTGGTTCAAGTGCCTTTTTCTTTTCTTTACTGAAGAGATAATGTTCTTGTGCGCCTAATCCATGCACGTCATCAATTGCACATTCAATCCATTCAATGATGATATCTAGTTTTGGTGCAAAAAATGATACTGGTTTGTAGGGGCCTGGGATACCCACAAAGACAGTAACAAAATTTTTGTCTGGATTGCCAAAAAGATCACAGTCTTCTATGTACAAATTTGCCGCAATTTCCGGCGTGTCGGCCTCTATGCTGAAGCTAAAATGTCCATCTTCGACTTCCGCAACGAAATATTCAGGCATAGGACTTCCTTTCGATTGATGAGGCGGTATTTCAGCTACGCAAAATTCCGCTGGGGTGAAATGCCGTCTTTCCGTGCTGTCACGCGCGGCATGATTCGCGGAAAAATGACGTGGCGCCCCGCTCTTCATCATGCCTCTTCTATGGTTGAGTGCGTTGCCCCCCCCCGGAAATCTGGCGCCTGATGCTGTCGATATCAGCATACCGCTATTCCGGTATTTCGCCTACGCGAAATTCCGGTTATTCGTCCCTTATGGGCGTGTTCGCGTCCACCGTCCTAATGTCGGTGATTTCGCCAGTCACAGGGTCGTATAGCCCGTACTGATCGCCAATGTTTAACTCAAGATGTCTGATGTCCAGCGCGTACTCCTTTTCAAGGAGGTAGCTTGAAACATCCCAGCGCGGTGGCGCATCTCCAAAATCTTTCTTGTGAGCGCGTTGATACATTTTTACCCGTTCCGGCAGTTTCGGTTTGGGTGCGCCTATGGCGGTGATGTCGAGACGGCTTACTATGCCATCCTTGAGAAATACCCCCTTTAAAGTCCACCCGCCCTGATCGCCGTCGCTGTCTACCCCTTTCACCAGATACTTATGGCCCGACGCGGCAGGCAACACAGCATATATTTTCGCCACGTTCCCATCCAGCTGCGTCACATCCAGCCCATCCGGCCAGATATGCCCTTTCCCCGCGTACTGCGAGAAAAATTCTTCAACTTCCTTAATCACGGCGCAATCCTTTCTATTTTTGCGTATGTGAAATTTTGAAATTTTGCTTTTTCGGATAAGCGGCTGGTCAAAACCCGCGCCGACGCCTGCCGACGCGCACGGACTGGCGCTGTTCCAGCCGCAGCAGCACATCCAGCATGATGCCCGCCGCGATGGCCGCAAGGACAAGCGGCATTGCCAGGCCAAGGATGAAAAGGGCGATGACGGTTTTCATCAGGCGCCTACCTTTCGCGCCGCCAGTTCCCGCGCCGCCAGCTTGGCCGACGCGATCGCTTCGTATTGATCGCGGTAGAGAGCTTTCGCCACATCCAGTGCGTAACACTGTTTTTTATAAGTTTTCATAAGTTCTTTCCCCAATTCTTGAGCTTCTTCCTGGCTCAAGTTTTCTGGAATATTACAGTGTGCAATTTTTCTTTTAATGGAACGAATAAGCTGATCGTATTGATTAGGCGTCATCTGCTGCTGTTTCTCTACCATTTTTCGCTCTCCTGTTCCTTTTTTAAGCCTGCCTCGATCAACTCCAGCAGGCGGGTTGTGGTCATGCTTCCTTTCACCACCGTGATGGCGATGATGTCATGCCCTGGATCGTTGCGGGCGTCGTAGCGAACGGCCTGCTTCATCCACCAGGGCATGGGTTTCTTTTTATTTTCATTGGCGGCTGTCATGGGCAATTTCCAGTGTTGGTTGTTGCGGCGGAATGGAAAGGCCGACGCTGACGCAGCGCGCTATCTCCGCGCCGGCCAGGTGCAGCATGGTGGTGCGCCGCGGTGAAATGCCGCGCCCGTGCCAGTGTCGGAAGATACCCTGCGCGATGTTCAGCCGCTCCATCGGATCATGCACGCCTTTGAAGGCCGCGCGAAAATCCATGCGTGCGCCGATGTGATCGGAAAGATAATCCCACATTCCCGGCCCCTGGCCTGTTTCCTGCCCCGTTCCCTGGCGGTGCAGGTTAAGAACACCTGTCTGCATCGTCATACACCTCCATGCAGGCATGGTACGCATCCATGCGCCAGATGGCGCCGACGATTCCCGCCCACACCAACAGGCACAGCGCCAGCATGATGTAGAAAGACCTGCTTTGCAGGAAATTATGGGTTTTCATGGCTCAATCTTTCCTTGTTGCCCGTTCTTTTTACCAAAATGGAAAAAAGAATGCCAGAACTATTTTTACCAATTTGGTATTGAAGGCGGAAAAAAACCGTGTCACTATCAGGCGTATGAATACCAAGCTGAAAACATGGATGAATGACACCGGCCGGAATGATCGCATTCTGGCGGAGGAAATCGGCGTTGCCACCGTTTCCGTGTGGCGGTGGTGGAATTGCCAGCGCGTTCCCAGGCCCGCGCACATCCAGAAGCTGGTTGCTTTAAGCAAGGGACATCTGCAATACGCCGATTTCTACGTCTTGCCCGCCGATTCGACCGCCCGGCTGTAAGGCCGCCCGCAGCCCGCCGTTTAAGAACAACAAGAAAGGAAAGCGGCCATGATCATACACCCACCGGATGAATGCTTGTAGCAGGCGCTTTCGCACGTCTGCCGCCTTAACGCGCCATTAAATTTTTATCTGCATCTTACCACCCTTCAACGAAGAAAAGGGAACGCATCGTCATGTCCAAGGCCTGGATGCCCATGTACTGGGGCGACTACATCGCCGACACGCAACATTTGAGTCAGGGTCAGCACGGCGCCTACACGCTGCTGATGGCGCACTACTGGCAGCGGAATATGCTACAAGCATCCTTCGAGCAATGCTTACGCATAGCCAAAGCATTCACCAAGCAGGAGGAAGACAACGTGCGCTTCATTCTGGAGGAATTCTTTTTCGAGCATGACGGATGCTACAAGCATAAGAGAATCGAGCAGGAATTGCTGAACGCGCGCAAACGAAGCGCCAAGTACACCGAAAGAGCGAAAAAAGCGGCCCTGGCCCGGTGGCGGCCTGCTGAAGCCGATGCTACAAGCATTCCACAAGCATTGCATGAGCAATGCCAATCACAATCACAATCACAATCACATATATCTTCTTCTTCTGTAGGAGGGGATAAGAAGGAAAACGCTCACTCACAAAGCCCGCCCGCCTCATTCCCGGCCTGGGCGGAAGTGATTCGCCTGTATGACGCCGTAGTGGTGGAGATTTACGGCCAGGCGCAGGCGCGGCCCTTTCCGGCCGCCACCGATCAGACGGCGGCGAAGGAATGGCTTGGCAAGGGTGCGGGGCTGGATTTATGCCGCGACGTGTTTGAAGCGGTGCTGGTGCGGCGGCAACGCAAGAACGAACCCGCGCCCGGCCACCTGAAATATTTCAACGATGCGATTGAACGCGCGATCGGCAGAAGCAACAAGCAAGCTCAAGGAGGGAACGATGAGCATTCAGAAATCCGAAAGAATACCGGCCAAAGCCGACACGACGCTGATCAAGAATGCGTTAAGAGAGTTGTTCAAGAACTGCAAGGATGGTTTTCATCTGAACAAGGTGTGGACGATTTTTCTGGAGGAGATGCAATTGATGTACTACCCGCCGTTCGAGGCAACGACGAACGATGATCTGGTGCGGAAAACCGTGATAGCCCTGCGGGCCTACGTGATGCAGCTTAACCAGTATCCGCCCGATGTGCTGGAAAAGGCCTGGCGCACGGTGCAACGCAATTTGAGCCTGGAAGACGGCAAGAATAAATGGCGGAAATGGCCGGATTTGCGCCTTATTCAGGCGGAATGCCGGAAAATCATGCCGTACCACGAGGTTGTTTTCAGCCCGAACGGCATACCTGCCCACGTCAGCGAGCTGATGGACAAGGCGGGCGTTACGATGGCGCAGGCACAATCCTGGCTGGTCGATACCAGGCTGGACGGCGACGTGCTGGTGTGCAGAAGCAAGTTCGTGGCGGATTGGCTGAGAATCCACTACGAGGATGCTATGCGGAAAGCCTGGGGCTTCAGGCCGAAGATAGTTGTGGGTTCGGTTCGCCGTTAAAAGGCCTCGCGCCGCCCGCCCGGTGGGTGTGGCGCGGGCTTAGGCTGTCTAATGGTACAATGACAACCTAAACCGTTCAACACTGCTATTTTCCATAATAGTTTGCGGTCAAACAGTGGGCCTTGACGCCTTGTGCGGATGCCCGGCGGGCAGGTTGCCGGCCAGGCCCCACCGGTGCGCCAGATAGCCTTCCAGCTTCTGCCGTTCACCGGTAGTGAGCGGGCGTTTCGTGACCACCAGTTCGCCGATGGCGCCGGTGAGGAAATCGCTGCTGCCGTTGCTGCCGATGTGAACGGCTGTTGCATCGGTGTCGCTGCTGTTGCCGGATGTCTGGAACGTGAGGTTTTCCCCCTGCGCCGTGCCGTTCACCCACTGCCGCGCCGCTGTAGCCGCGTAGTCCATCGAGCCGACATGAACCAGTGGCGTATTAGTGGCCAGCGTGCCGCCGCGAATGCCGGCATAGGAATCGCCGTCCAGCCGCCTGCCGCCGATGGCGAAATCACCCGTGCCGTTGATGGCGATGCCTTCCTTCAGCACCAGGCCCGCGCGCCCGCTGCCGCCGCCGCCGTTGATCCGCAGATATCGCTGCGTGGTGGTGACGGATGATTGCAACACGCCGCCCATCGTGGTGCCGCTGACGTTCCGCAGGAGCGCGCCGGGCGAGGTGTTGGAAAGCTGATCGCCGCCGTCGAAGGTGAGCGCGGGTAGGGAGTTCAAGCCCGTGGCGTTGTAGGCCGGGCGGGCCGTGCCGGTGCCTTGCGTGAGGTTGCGGGCGTTGCCGCTGCGATCATTCCACTGGGTGACGGCGCTGCCGGACAGCGTGAGGCTGGAAGTCGTCATCGCATCGAACCACAATTCCAGATCCGCGCCCAGCACGGACGGGTTCCAATAGACGGACAGCGGCAAGGGTTCCGCCGTGAAGAAAGCGGGGATGATTTCACCGCCCACGATGCTGACGTTCGCCTTCAGCAGGTTGCTGATATCGTCCTGCGTGCCGCTGTATTTGTAGTGCAGGATGGTGCCGGCCTGCACCGTGGCGGCCATCGTGAGCCGCGTGATCGTGCTGCTGGTGATGGCGGCGCTGGAGATGGTGACGGGCGTTGTGCCGTCTGCCGCGAACGCCTGAAAACCGGTGATGCCCGTGTCTGCCGTCAGCCCTTGCAGGGCCGTGCCGTTGCCGTTCATGTTCCAGGTGATATCGATAGCGCTGCTGTTTGCCTCCGCCGTGGCTGCCGTGGCCTGCGCGCCTTTCATCGACAGCGGATAGGTTACGGGGTCTAGCTGGTGCAGCAGGGCGGCGCACGCCCGCAAGCCGAAATCCTGATACTCCGCCGGGTTGAAGTGGAAGTTGTCGCCGGGTTTCAGCGGGCGGTCGTACATCGCGCCCAGGTGGAAGCAATTCTGCAAGGTTTCCGCCGCATAGTAGTTGTAGCGGCGGATCATCCAGTAGCTGCCCTGGTAGCTCTCCGCGATCGCGCGGTTGTTGTTGATGGAGATACCCACCTGCACGTCGGCGCGGGTAAGCCCTGCGTCCTGCACCATCTTGTCCAGCACGTCATCCAGCGCGTTTACCAGCATGGGATAGGTGATATCGGGGTTGTCGGCGTCGGCGGCGGCCTGATACCAGAAGATATTGCCGATTTTATCAACGGCTTTCACGGCGTTGTAGAATTTCAGGTAGGTGCTGCCGGTAAAATCCGTCCATTTCGGCAGGCCGACTTCAGCAATCAGGCTGGTGCCACCCGTGGCGCCGTCCAGCACGGCAACCGGAGTGCCTGTTTGCTCCACAAAATAGCGGGCGAAGGTGAGCGCGCCGGGCATGATGTCCGTGCGGTTGACGATATCAACCCATCCATTCGCGTCCTTGTACGCGGATTCCTGGCTGTAGGCGGCGATGCGGAACGGATCGGGCGTGCCGGCTGGTGCGCCAGTGGAGAATTGCAGTTGCCCGTTCGATTGCCCGCCGTAGGCGACGTTGCGGCCCGCATTCTGTGGCTGGCGCGAGCGGTCGAACAGCGCCGGATCTTCATCCACCATCACATCGACGATGTAAAAGCCGCCTTTGGGGAAGTTTACCGGGGTTTCCCACCGTTGCAGGGTGCGGTTCAGACCAGCTTCCTGCCAGCCGATGATTTCCGCGCCGCTGTTGTCGATCAGCCGCAGTTCGATTTTGCCGGGATTGCCGGTGTAACCGCCGCGCAAGGTTTTCTGCGCGCTGTTGCCTGTGACTTGATACACCATCGGCCAGTGAGCATCGAACGCGCCGTCGATCCACACCGGCGACGCGCCAGGCCATACCGGCCCGCCCCAAAGCACAGGGTTGCCCACTTTCGTTGCCGTGTTGCCGTTGCCGGAACGGTCGGGGATGGTGGATGCCGCCGTGTTAAAATCGGTGCAGATATCGGTAGGCAGGGCAAGATCATTGATAGGGTCGGCTCCGGCGGCGATGGCCGCCATTTCCGCCAGTGTGAGATAGCGCCCGAATTTCGAGATGTTGACGATGCCGCCCGACGCGCTGCCGAAATCATCCGCCGCCCGCCTGCCCACATAGATGTTGGACGTGTTCGGCGTGATGGCGCGGGCATTGGTGAAGGTAGCCTGGCCGATGAACACGGGCTGGCTGTCTTGATAGCACTTGTAAAAGCGGATGAGCGAGCCGACGCGCTGCGTGAACAGCCAGACGAAGCGCGGGCTGATCAGGTTTTCTTCCGTGCCGGAGGCAATATCGATGATATCCGGCACGCCCGGCGTGGTGGCGCCGTAGCGCACGCGCGTTTTCCAGTAGCCGTTATCGCAGAAGTGGTGAATGCCCTGGTTCGCATCCGCGTTGCCGTAGCCGCCGCCGCCCAGAACCCAGTTCTCGTTGCCGCCGCTCTTGTTCTTCTTGAACTTCTGATACCACACGCTCATCTGGCACCAGCCCGCATCGGGATAGTTCCAGGAATCCGTTTTGACGTAGGTGTAGCATTCGTTCGCGCCCGTGGTGCCATACAGCATCATGGCCCCTTGCGCCCGCTTCGTGGTGGCTTTCAGGGATTGCGAGGGGAAGCCGGCGGCTTTGTAGGCAAGATAACCGGGGTTGTGCAGCATCACTTCACCCCGCTGATCCAGGCTTTGCCGGAATCCGTTGAGCCTTCCAGACGGATGATCGATATTTTCTGCGTGGATTCGCACGGGAACACCAGCGGCACGCCAGCGGGAATGGGGAAGTCGTCCGTGTCGGCCAGGGGTGCGTCACCCAGCGCGATGTGCGCGGGAATAGTGGTGTAGATCCAGAATGCTTGCGATCCGATGGTGTTTGTGGTGGCGCGGGCGGTGCCATCCACCACAAGCGGCTGCGGGGTCTGCCATCCCAGAATCGGCACGGGGTTGCCGTTCTTGTCATCAGGCTGTTTCATGGGGCTGCTCCTGCAATCGGTGAAAAATCAGCGGCAGTATGCAGAAAAAACAGCCTTGAGAAAAGGCTGGAAAAAATTTTGAGGTCTAATTCAAAAAATTTTGAGGTTTAAAACGATGGCCATAGGGCGAGGGCGCGTTTTGACCTCTTCCCCGGATTTTTAGTAAAACTTTCGGATATTCAGGGCTTATTAGAATCAATGTTTTATAAAAACTGTATAAACTTTTATACAAAAACAAATCAAAGCCAAGGTAGGCGGTATGGGCTAAGTGTTTGAAAACACTAGAATCAATTCCCGGCGGGGTGTAGCTGGCCATGTCACAGCTCTTTGGACGCACCCCGCCGGGGGTGATAGGCATAGGTCTCCATTTATTCCCCCGCTGGGGAGACTCCACGGGACGCCTGCGCGGCGTTTCGCGGATGCTCATCAGCCGGATCACCATAGGTGAGCGCGGGGCCAGATGCTGCCTTGTCAGCCTATCGTGGCAGCCAGCGGCTGGTGACGCGGCGGCATCGGCACTGGTGCCATTGCCTGCTATACCGCCGCGTCGGGTAGATGCTGATCGTGTCAGCACCTGCCGGAAACGGCATGAGAGCGGCATTACTGCCGCTCCGGTGGTGTTTTGTCAATGCCTGCTGGCGCAGGAGTGCCAGTGCGCCGCTGAACGCCGTGACCAATGCCCGCGCGCACGCGCTGGAGCAGCGTCGTCAGGCCCTGCAAAACCTCTAAATCCTGCCGTATGAGGGCAATAGCCGACGCATTGGCGGGCGAGGGATTGTCCGGCAGGCCGTGCTGTTCCCACCAAGCCCATGTTCGCAGCGCCACACCGTAACGGGCGGCGGCGGCCGGCTGTGTCATTTTCCGGCCGTCCTCCAGGAGATTGTGGCGCAAAAACACCAGAGGATTCTGGTCAGCGGTGGCATATTTTTTTTTCATATTTTCTCCATTTTTAATGCCAAAAAGCGGCGCATAAAGCGCCGCCGTCGTATTAATATATTGAATTAGTTTAGAATTTTGTCGCGTGCATAGGTTGGCACGCGCTTCCCCGCCTGCCGTGCGGACTCGCGCAACTGTTCATATTCCGCGCGTGTCAACCGTACAGTGACGTTCACGCCGCGTGTGATCGGTTCAGCGCGTCGGCGTTGCTCCTCATTCACTAGCAGTGCTGTCTGTTCGTCGGTATCGCGCAGGCTGTCGCCTGCAAATGCAACTCGGATATCGTGGATGGTGACATTTTCCAGCGGGATGATGGCGTGTAAAATTTTGCCGTCATCACCATTCCGCCTTGCCACGGGTAGGCCATTTTGCAGAAAATCCGCCTGTTTTTCAAGCGGTAGCAATGAGACGTGACGCAATAGAGTCGTCTGACCCGCGCAGCGGATCAGTAGCTCTGGGTGCAGCCTGCCATCGGCAATGGCCGGCATATAGCACATGAGTCCGGTTCGCAGGTTGCTCATGTCCTCGCCGCGCGCCTCCAACTCCTGCCAGATTCTCGCCATGTGGCGAATAGATTTTGCCGTCACACCAACAGCATCGGCCAACATTTTTTTGAGATCATCAGTAGGTAGCGCGCGCAGGTCGGCCAGGTCAGGCAAACCTGCGTCGTCGTTTTTTTCAATAATTTCAATTTCCATTTTCTTTATCCATTTTTTCAATGAGTTGTGACGATTCGCGCAAAAACAGCATCAATTCGCGTTTCCGCCGATATCTGGTGGTTGCCTGGCGGAGTATGGCCCGCCAGCGCTCTGCTCGGTCGGGCGTCATGTTTGCCCGCCACAATTTTTGATACTCGCGCACAGCCTCCCTGTTTTCTGCAACGTATGCCCGTTGCCGTTCCCTCTCTCGCTCCCTCTCCTCCTCGGTTAGGCGAGGACGGCGATTTTTTTTCCATGTCCTGTGGTATTCGCGGCGTGCCTCTCTCTGTATAGGATCGGCCATAATTTCGGCGGTGCGCCGCCGCCGCCGTGCCAAGATTTTTTCGGCGTGTAATAATCTGTATTGCGCCGTAAGTTCCCTGTTTTTGATTTTCCTGTGTTCATGACGACACGTTTCCGCACCACAGGTAACGCCTGTTTTGAGATGCAACTCGCTACAGATAACACAGGGTTTTGATCGACACCTCTCGCAAGCGCGTATTGCCCGCGGATTGTCGTCATCGGCGCCGCTAAGGCGACTCATGACAACGATGGTTTCAGCGCCGCAATCGCATTTGCAGAGCCACGCACGCCTATTTTTATGATCATGCGTGGACGACAGGGCCGTGAGTTTTCCAAACTGTCGGCCTGTCAGATCCAACCGCCTCGCCATTAGATGAGGTCTGCTATCGTAGCGCCAGGCGTGTAGGCGTTGTTGACCAGATCACAGGCGTTTTTATGATCCTCACCGCGTTCGAGGCGGATTTTCATGGCCTCGTTCAAAACACGCAGATCGGCATCAGAAAATCTCTCGGTATTTTCTGACGTGAAAAAATCCGCTTCATTTTCTCTGGCAATTTCATCTGCCCAGCCCGCGAAATACCAATCCTCGATATTGGTATTGGGCATCACGCCGTAGGCGATAATCGCGTTAGCGTCGCCAGCATAAACGCCAGCAGCATCAGCATCCGCCATATCACCGCTGTAGGCCTCTACAACCGTCGGTTTGTTTTTAACGATTTGCAAAGCTTTTTCAATAGCATCTCTGTTAAGCATTGTCTTGATTCCCTGTTGCCTGGCGCTGGGCCTATCCCCTCGCCTCATGAAATGAATATATATCTGCATTGCGTGAAATGCAATGAAAAAATGCAATGCAGATATATTTTTTTATGCCATTCAAAAAGCAAAAACGGCGCATACCGCGCCGTTCATGTTCAGTTCATCCAAAAGTGGCATCCAAGCCAGATGACGCCTGATGTCATCATCAGGCAATGCAGATATTTAAGCATCTTCCTCGTCCCGCGTAGCCACGAAATATTCACCATCTTCGTCAAAAAAAAGGATGTTTTTTTCGTCCCAAGATTCAAAATTACAGTATTTTTTTTCATCCGGCCGCTCGCCGCCAAATGTAGGCGTCGGCATATCAAGCACGTCAAAATCAGCCCTGCGGTAGTGGCGCTTTTCTTTTAAAATTTCTTCAAAACCACAGCTATACTCGTCTCCCCCGCTTTCGTGCAGCGCCTCCATTTTTTCGGCGTAAGCACAAGCGGCATTATATTCATTGAGCGCGTCCCGAAGGTCGTAGAGGTCTTTCGCAGCCGCAACTGCGTCCTTGAAATCGCGTTCGATTTTTTCTTGATCCTCAACCTCATAAAGAGCCGGCGGCGTCTCTGTGCCGCCCCAGTATTCGGGGTGCTGCCAGTCCCCGGCATCCATGTCGTGGGCCTCGCACCGCTCATCCAGCCAGGCGTGCGCCGCCTCAAGGCTATCATGCACTGCACTCATCAGGGAGCGGCTGTCAGTGGTGTAATATTTCATTGTCTCGATTCCCGGTTTATGGCGGTGGGCCTATCCCCTCGCCTCATGAAATGAATATATATCTGCATTGCGTGAAATGCAATGAAAAAATGCAATGCAGATATATTTTTTATCGCACCGCCTGATGGCCATGCCTCTGCCAGGCGCTGCCTGATCACAATGATCACGATCGGCTGCGCCACACTTCGCCCATTGCCGAGCCTACATCACGCCGCCGCATCCCCTCTCTCACCAGCACAGCCGCGCTGCTCAACACACACTATATATAAAGCCAAGCAGAAAAATAAAACATATAAATATCAATGACTTATCAGAAAAATAAAATACAAAATAAATAAATATAAAAGAACAATAGTATATAGATCAAACAACAACAGTATATAAATAAAATTAAATATAATTCTCTAGGTTCTTCCCGGCCCCACCCCCCAACGGGTGCCGGGCGAGCGCGGGGGTGGGCTAGAATTTGGGTTTTAAAATTGGTTAATTTGGATTTAAGGGGACGGAATTTTTGCTTTTTTGCTTCTTTGTGCGGGTTTGGCGCGGGGAATTGTGTTGACTGATTGAGGTAAATCCGGCTTTGGTTGCTTAAAGGCTGAAAAAACTTAATATTCGGTTGCCGATGCAGACAATAACGATCAAGACCAATGCCAACCAGGTTGTGCGGTGGCTGAATGACGCGGCGCGTAGCCAAGTGCCGTTCGCCACATCGCGGGCAATTAATATTTTAGCTGTTAAAGCCCGCAACCAGGAACAAAGCAAAATTCCCGATGTTTTCGACGTTCGGACGAACTGGCTTTTGAAGAAAGGCGCCATGCCTGTCGAGGCAAGCAGCAAGCGGCAGTGGCCGAACGTTCATGCGGTGATCGGGGTGAAGGACAAGATCCCGGCGCTGAACGTGACCGGCGGCGATTGGGGCGGTGAGACAGCCGGAACGATGGGTGTGCCGCTTTCCTCCAACGGCGCCGACATGGGGACGCGGGAAAAACTGAACCCCGGCAAGCGCGTGCTGCGTCCTTCCCTGCATCCGAAGGCGCTTCTCGATGCCTCAAAGGTGCTGAAGCCCGCCAAGGCCATGCGGAAGAGGAAGACGCAGGCATCCTTGCGTACCGTGCTGAAATACAACCGGCCTTTCATCACCAACATCAAGGCCGGCAACAACCTGAAAGGGCGGCACGTTCTGGCGGTGCGGACGACACGCAAGCGCTATCCCCTGCAAGTGCTGTACATCTTCAAGAAAAAGGTGAAGATCCCGCGCCAGTGGTTTCTGGATAAGAATGTGGAAAAATTCGTGCGGCAGGAATTTGCCGTCATCTTCCGCCGGGAACTGGATAGGGCGCTGGCGTCGCGTAAAAAATGACCCAATGGGTAACGATCAAGGAATTCGCGCAAAAAGTGGGGGTCAGCATCCCCATGATGACGCAGGCCATTCAAGCCGGGCGGCTGCCGAATTCCGTGGAGGTGACAAAACAGGGGCCGCGCCGCAACCTGTACCGCATCGACCTGGAAGTGGGGCTGAAGGAATGGCACAGCAACGCGGATAAGCGGGGAGGCAAGCGCGGGCCGGGCTTGGACGGCACCATGCAGCTTGGCTTTCAGGAACTGCTGGCCGATGTGCAGGCCGCCGCGCCGCCGCCGGAAGAGCCGATCAGGACAAAGAAGCAGCGCCAGGCCGACAAGGAAAAGAAGGAGTCTCTTGCCGCCACCTACGCCGAAAGCAAGGCGATCAAGGAATCCTATCTTGCCGAAATGGCGCGGCTGGATCTGGAGGAGCGTTCCGGCAAGCTGGTTTCAGCCGACGCGGTGAAGGTGCTGGCGGCGAAAACGGGGCGCATGGTGCGGGACGCCATTTTGAACGTGCCGGGAAAACTGGCCGGCCAGCTTGCAGGGATGGAAGACCCGCACGCCATAGAGTTTCTGCTGCTGGAATACCTGACGAAAGCAATGGAAAGCCTGCCCGATGCTGGCAAACGCTGAAGATATTTATCTGGAAGCCTTCTTCGGCGGATTCATGCCTGACCCCGTGACGATGACGGTTTCGGAGTGGGCGGATAATCACCGCTTCCTGTCCAGCAAATCAGCAGCCGAGCCGGGGCAGTGGGAGACCAGTCGCACGCCATACTTGCGTGAAATCATGGATTGCCTGTCCGCCACCAGCCCGGTGCAGCGGATTGTGTTCATGAAGGGCGCGCAGGTAGGCGGAACGGAATGCGGGAACAACTGGATCGGCTACGTGATCGATCTGGCGCCCGGCCCGTTCCTGATGGTGAACCCTTCCCTTGACGTGGTGGAGCGGACGACGAAACAGCGTCTTGATCCGATGTTTGCCGAATCGCCGCGCCTGGCGGCGAAGGTAGCGGATAAGAAAAGCAAAGACTCCTCCAACACCATGAAGGCGAAGGAATTCCCCGGCGGCCTGCTGATGCTGACGGGGGCGAACGCGCCCGCCTCCTTGCGGTCAATGCCCATCCGCTACCTGTTCATGGACGAGGTGGATGCCTACCCCGGCGATGTCGGCAAGGAAGGTGATCCGGTGGAACTGGCAACAGCCAGGACGCGCACCTATCGCCGAAACCGGAAGATTCTGCTGGTATCGACGCCGACCATCAAAGGTCATAGCAGGATAGAGACCGCCTTTGAGGAATCCGATCAGCGGTATTTTTACGTGCCTTGCCCGCAATGCAGACATCGCCAGCGACTGGTGTTCAGCAATCTGAAGTGGGAAAAGGGCAAGCCGGAAACAGCGTATTATGTTTGCGAGGGCTGCGGCTTCCCCATTGATGAGCGCCTGCACAAGACGATCATGCTGGCGCAGGGAAGCTGGGTGGCGCATAAGCCGGAAAACACCAGGGCGCGCGGTTATCACTTGAGCAGTTTGTATTCTCCCTACGGCTGGATGTCGTGGGCGGATATCGCCGAACAGTTCGAGCAGGCGAAAGGCAAGCCTTCGGAGTTGAAAACCTTCATCAACACCGTGCTGGGCGAAACATGGAACGACAAGGGCGAAGCGCCCGATCATGAAGCCCTGTACCGCCGCCGGGAGGAGTATAGTTTCAACACCGTGCCGAAGGGCGGGCTGTTCCTGACAGCGGGCGCCGACGTGCAGCGCGATCGCATCGAGGTTGAAGTGGTGGCCTGGGGGCCGAACATGGAATCCTGGTCAATCGATTACCGGGTGCTGAAAGGCGACACCAGCCAGAACGAGGTATGGGACAGGCTGAAAGCCATGCTGCATGAGCGCTGGCCCCATGAAAGCGGCGCGTTGATGGCGTTGCGCTTCCTGGCGGTGGATAGCGGCGATCAGACGCAAACCGTGTACAACTGGGTGCGGACGGTTGCCGACGAGCGGGTAATGGCGATCAAAGGCGTCGATAATATGCTGACCATCTTCGGACAGCCAAAGCAGGTTGATATCAACTATCAGGGGCAAAAAATCTATCGCGGCTGCAAATACTGGCCCGTAGGGGTGAGTGTGGTCAAAACCGAGCTTTACGGCTTCCTGCGGCAGAAACCGCCACTGGAGAAAGACGAAGCCCTTCCTTACGGGTTCTGCCATTTCCCGCATTACGATATGGACTATTTCAAAGGGATTACGGCGGAACACCGCATCAGCAAGACAGTGAACGGCAGGCCGGTGCTGCGCTGGGAAAAAAGCTACGAGCGCAACGAACCGCTGGACTGCCGTGTTTATGCCCGTGCCGCCGCCGCCGTGTTCGGCATCGACCGTTTTCAGGAAGAGCAATGGCAGCAGCTTCAACAAGAGCTTGCAGCGCAGTTGAAACCACTGAATAATGCGCCGACGAAACAAGAGCGCCGGGTGAATCCGTTTACCGGCCGCGACAAGTGGATTTAACACATGGCTTATACGGTTGACGATTACAATGCCCTGGTGAAAGCCATCGCCAGCGGGGCGCGCCGGGTGAAATACCAGGACAGGGAAGTGGAATACCGAAGCCTGGATGACATGATCCGCCTGGAAAACAAGATGAAAGCTGAATTGTTCCCCGCCACCACCCCTTCAGGCCCGCGCCGGGTCGTCGGGATTTTCTCGAACGGTCTGTGATGCTGAACTGGATTGATAAAACGATAGCAGTGTTTTCTCCCGGCACGGCCCAGGAGAGGGCGAAATCACGCTTATTGCTGATGCAGATGGAAATGGTGGCACGCTCTTTTGACGCCGCCAGCAAAGCGCCACGCCTTTCGGGTTGGCGAAGGCCGGCGACAAGCGCCGCCGCCGCCAGCTTGGGCAAGCTTTCCACCCTTCGCAGCGGCAGCCGGGATTTATCGCGCAACAACCCGTGGGCTAAGAAAGCGGTTGCAACGCTAAAGGGCAACGTCGTCGGCACCGGCGTCATCGGCAGACCGGAACATAAAATCGAAACCCTGCACGATATGCACGAAGCCTTATGGAGGGATTGGTCGGGGAAAGTAGCCTGCGACGCCGACGGGCTGCATACGCTGTACGGCCTGCAAAAAAAGGCCTTCGAGTGCATTGTGGAATCCGGCGAGGTGATCATTCGCCGCCGGCGCCGCCGTCTCAGCGACAGGCGGGAAATTCCGTGGCAGTTGCAGGTGCTGGAGCCTGATTTCATTGACGATCACCGTGACGGCGATCTGCCGAACGGCAACCGCATTGTGCAGGGCATCGAGTTCAACAGCATCGGCGAGCGCGTGGCGTACTATCTGTTCGACCAGCACCCTGGCGACACGTTCGGACGCGCCAGCCCGCAATCACGGCGCATTCCGGCGGCCGACATCATTCACGCCTTCGAGGCGAACAGACCAGGGCAGGTGCGGGGCATTCCGTGGGCGGCGCCGGTGATGATCCGCCTGCATGACTTCAAGGATTATGAAGACGCGCAACTTGTGCGGCAAAAACTGTCAGCCTGCTTCACCGCCTTTATCTATGACATGGAGCCGCCGAACAACGCCACCGGGCTGACAGCGCCCGGCATCGGCGTTGAAGGCAAAAAGAACGGCGTCGAAGCCCTGCAACCGGGACTGATGGAGTATCTGCCGCCGGGCAAGGACATCAAGTTTTCCAATCCGCCCGGCGTGACCGGATACGCGGAATACAGTACCGCCACCCTTCGAGCCATCGCCGCCGGCTACCGCGTGCCTTACGAGGCGGTCAGCGGCGATTACAGCCAGGTGAACTACAGTTCCGCCCGCATGGCGTGGCTGGAATACCGCCGCTACATCCGCGACTGGCAGCAGGACATCATGATCACAATGATATGCCAGCGAATTGAAGAGTGGTGGCTTGAGGGGCTTTCAGTGATCGGCAGGCCGACGGACGGCTTGACCATGAAGTGGACGCCGCCACGCCAGGAGATGATCGACCCCGACAAGGACGGCAAGGCGATGAAGGAAGCACGGCGCAACGGCCTTGCCAGCCTTAAGACGCTGGCCGCGGAACTCGGCATGGATTTCTATGACCTGATGGCGGATATCAAGGAGGAAAACGACTTCCTTGATACGAACGGCATTCTTCTGGACAGCGATGCCCGCAACGCCGACGGCAAGGGTGCGGGCAGGCCGCCGGAGGAAAATGCCACAAGCAAAGGAAAACAGAAACAGCCTGCTTGAATTTGCTGACGGGTTGTTTATTCTGCTGCGAAAGGAATTGATATGCCTCCTCAACAACGAATACTGGCCGAACGCCGCGATATGCCCGCCATGCAACTGCGGGCCGCCGTTGTTCCGTCATCCGTCAACGATGAAAACCGCACCGTGCGCCTGGAGTACACCACCGGTGCGGCGGTTCGCCGTTACGGATATTTTCAAGGGTCGTGGACGGAATACATGGAGGAGTTGAGCCTGGAGCACGGCCATGTCAAGCTGGATCGCTTGAAAAACGGCGCGCCTCTGCTTGATTCTCATCGAAGCTGGGGGCTGGATTCGGTTCTGGGCGTTGTGGAAGCAGCCGATGAGCGTTTCGCCACGGTGCGTTTCTCCGAACGGGACGAAGTGAACCCTATCTGGGCTGACGTGAAGACCGGCATTATTCGGAATGTCTCCGTCGGCTATGTGGTCAATCGCTTCGAGGATGTGACGAAACCCGACGACAAGATACGCCGTTTGCGGGCGATTGATTGGGAGCCGTTCGAGATATCCCTGGTGTCGGTTCCCGCCGACCCCAAGGCAGGTGTGAGGTCTGCCGTTGAAACATCGCATTGTGTGATTGTTGGGCAACCGGAAGAAGGCAAAGAGGAGAAACCAGAAATGCCGCCAGAAGAACGTCAACAGCCGTCCCCGGCCCCGGCCTCTGCGCCGGATAACACCGCCCTTCAAACCGCTTTGGCGGCGGAGCGCCAGCGGATTGCCGCGATTCAGAAAATCTGCCGCGACGCGAAACTGCCGGATACTTTCAGCCAGCGGCTGATCGACGAGAACACCACGGTGGAGAGCGCCGCCGAGACGGTGAAAGCCCTTGGCGATTGGGTTAAGCAGGATGAGGCGCCGAACAACAACCAGGTGCGGATTCTGCGTGACGCCACGGATACGCGCGTAGAGCGGGTATCGAGCTTCCTTCTGCAACGTTCCAACCAGGACAAATATAAGATTACGGAAGAAACCCGTGAGTTCGTCGGCATGAGCCTGTTCGATCTGGGGAGACAATCCTTGGAGATAGCCGGGCTTCCCTTTAAAGGGGAATCGAGA